ACCGTGCGGTGCGTGCGGGACACCGAGAAGTCAGCCGGGGCGAAGGGCTACCCGTACCGGGGGCGCTCCGTCAACGACTGGGCCCTGCAGATCGAGCACGCCGGGTACGCACGCCAAAGCCGAGCGGAGTGGCTGGACCGCAGCTCCCGTCGGACGATGGAGCAGGGCGCCCGGGCGTTCGCCCGCTGGTCGGACCTGTACGTGATCCCGCCGTTCCGCCTGACGGACGCCGAGATCAGGTCGGGCATGCACGGGCTGTGTGGGCATGGCGACATCACCCGTGCGCTGAAGGTCGGGGGCGGCCACACCGACCCGGGCTTCGGCTTCCCGTGGGACGTTTACCTGGAGATGATCCGGACCTTCAAGGAGGATGAAGTGTGGACGCCTGAGGAGAAGGCCCGGCTGCTCGCCGGGGCCGACGCCAGCGTGCGGATGGACCAGCGGTGGAACGCCGACGCCCGCACCAAGCTGGAGGAGGTGTGGACGAACCTGATGGACCGGGACGACCCCGACCCCGGCTTCCGCAAGGGGACGGTGGGGGCGATGGTGCAGCGCATCCTCTACCCCGAGCCGACCGAGCCGTAGGCTGCCCGCCATGCGACTCATTGCACGACTCCAGGCCTCGGGGCGCCTCGCTGGGGACGCCGGGGCCATCACTGACAACTGGCCCGACTGGCTGCGTGCGGCCTCCCGGACTGCCGTGCAGACGTTCGTGGGCATGTTCGGCCTGTCCCTCGTCGGCTGGCTGGCCGATGTGGGCGCCTGGGCCGGAAGCTCCGAGGGGACGTTCCCGTCCGTCTCGCCGCTCGGCAAGGCCGCCGTCGCCGCTCTCGTGGCAGCCGCCTCGGGCGTCGTGGCCGCCCTCATGAACGTCTTCGGGAAGCGCTCTGCGACCTATCCAACGCCCCCGCCTGCTGGGGGGTAGGCTCTCGGGCGTTGGGGCTGGGCGACCGGCCACCTGCACCAGAAGGGCTCCAGTTGGGTTCGCACCTCTCGGAGCTCGGGGCTGGCGCTGGGTGGCCGGTCGCAGTCCGTTCTGCCCCAGTAGCCTCGCCCGCTAACCCGGGTTAGACTGGCGGCCTCCACCCCAACAGGAGGCCCCATGCCCGACCTCATCCCGGCGGAGCTGATGCCCGCCGCCCCGTTCGACCCTGACCTGATCCCGCCCGACGTCGCAGACGACCAGGACTTGGAGCCGCTGCCCCCCGAGATTGAGCGGTGGGAGCCGACCACCCAGGACGAGGCCGAGTGGGCCATGCGCCTGTTGGCCGCCTACCAGGCCGAGGCCGCCGCCATCAGCGACCAGGCCGCCCTGTGGCGTGAACCCATCGACGTCTGGGAGGCCGCCGAGCTCCGTCGCATCGTCCGCAAGGCCGAGTTCTTCACCGGCCACCTGGAGCGCTTCGCTCTCGCCTGGCGCCAGCGGACCGACCGTGCGACCCTGGCCCTCCCGTCTGGGAAGGTGACGACCACCAAGCAGCCTCGCCGCATCTACGTGGGCGACGAGGCCGCCGTGTGGGAGTGGCTGGCCGCCCGGGACGCCGTGGACGACCTGGAGGCCCGGGACGCCTTCACCAAGCAGGAGCTCTCCCTGTCGGGCATCCAGGCCGCCTGCCAGATCGAGGACCGGCCGCTCGCCGTGGACGTGTACCGGAGCTGTGGCTGCATCTACCGGGCCCCCGGCTGGGACGACCGCACGCCGGGCGTCTGCCCCGAGTGCGCCACTGGCAGCGAGGTCACTCAGGTGCTCGTGGTGGACTCAGAGCTCGTGGCGACGTTCCGGGGCGACCGGGTGCCTGGGCTCGACGTGACGCCCGAGAGGATCAAGCCCAAGGTCAAGCCCGCATGAGCCTCATCCCCGGGCCCCTGCCCCCGGCCACCACCCAGCAGCGGGTGGACTACGACGCCATCGCCCGGGAGGTGCGGGCGACCCCCGGCCAGTGGTTCCGGCTGGAGGTCGTTCCCGCTCTGGGGAACAACGCCGCCTACGCCCGAGGCAAGCAGTTCATGAAGCGCCGCCTGACCGTGGCCTACCGGGCCCCCCAACAGAACCCCCCGAGCGCCCTGACCGGGAGCTTCGGCGCCGAGACGGACGAGGCCCACAAGTGGCGCCTCGACCACAAGGACGTCTGGCTCTGCTACCAGCCCCCAACCCCAACTGAGGAGACACCATGACCCATGACACCACCACAGGCACCGCCCGCTCCCGCCTCTCCCAGGGCCACCCCGGGCAACGCACCGCCACCAAGGCCCGCCTCGCCATCTCCGGCGCCTCCGGTGCGGGCAAGACGTGGACGGCCCTCTCCGTCGCCGAGGTGCTCGCCCCATCCGGGCCCACCGTCATCATCGACACCGAGCCGTCCGACCAGGACACCGGGGCCGCCGAGCTGTACGCCGACCGCTTCCGCTTCGACACCATCAGGTGGGCCCCTCCGTTTGACCCTCGTGACCTCGCCCTCACCATCCAGGAGCTCGGCGCCAAGCGTGTGCCCGGGTCGCTGTGGCAGGGGGAGGGCGGCTACGACGTGATCGTGGTGGACTCCGCCTCGCACTTCTGGCGGGGAGAGGGCGGCACGCTCGACATCGCCGACGGCAAGTTCGGCGGCTGGAAGGAGGCCACCCCCATCCAGGACCGCATGGTGGACTCCATCCTCCGCAGCCCCGCCCACGTCATCGTGTGCACCCGGGCCCGCATGAGCTACGCCCAGGAGCCCGACGCCGGTGGCAAGCAGAAGGTCGTCAAGCTCGGCATGGCGCCCGTCCAGCGGGACGACCTCGAGTACGAGTTCCAGGTCGTGGTCCAGATGGACCAGGCGCACACCATCGAGATCGGCAAGACCCGCTGCGCCACCCTGGCCGGGATGCAGTTTCGCCAGAACGATCAGGCCCGCTTCGCTGGCATCTTGAAGGAGTGGCTGGACGGAGGCGTGGAGCTGATCACCCAGACGCAGGTGGACGAGCTTGTGGACGCCTTCAACGCCCTGGAGGGCCCGCCCAAGGTGGCCGCCAAGACGGCCTTCGTGGACGTCTTCGGTGCCCCCGGGGCTCTGCCGGCGGAACGTCTCGCCGAGGCTGAGGCGTGGATCGCCGCCCGAGTGGCGACGGACCTTGCCAGCCCCCCCGCTACGGCCCCGGAGGAGGCCCCTCCTGTTGACGAGGAGCCGGGCAACGACCCGGAGGCCCCCACTGGGCACCCAGAGCCTCCTGCGAGCTCTGAGGACGCTAAGGCCGCCGCCGACGAGAAGGCGGACAGCGCCATCGCCCGGGCCAAGGCCAAGGCGAAGGCGTCCACAGCGTCGTGACCGCCGGGTGGGATAGACCTACCCGGCCCCAACCGCCTCTCCCTCACCCCGAGGAGGCCCATGAGTGTCGCCGCCCTTGACTGGGTGCTGAACCACAGTCGCACGACTGGCGCCGAGCGCATGGTGCTCGTCAGCCTCGCCAACCACGCCGGGGGCGAGCCCGTAGGCGACCCGCCCGCATGGGAGTCCTGGCCGGGCGTCTCGCTCATCGGGACCGAGGCCGGGCTGCGCCGGGACCGCACCACGTCCGACGTGCTCAGCCGTCTCGTGGAGGTGGGCGCCATCGAGCGCCTGGTCAACAGCGCCCCCGACCCCCGCCTCGCCGCCAACCGCCGCACCAACCTGTACCGCATCCTGATCCGGGCCGGGGAGTCATGCGGGCGTCTCAGGTGCTCGTGGTGCGGCCCCGAGAGGCCCGTCGCCGAGCGACCCCCCAAGCACGCCGGTAGGGGGGCGACCGCCACCAGGGGCAATGCGACACCGGAAGCTCCTGACCTGGGCGGACAGCCTGTTCTGGGGGGCGCCCGGGAGGGACGCCGCCGGGCGACGGACAAACCAACTACTACAACCACAACCCATAACCCCATAACCCCTGGCCCCGTCCCGGGGCCTGGGGGGAGCCCAGACGCCCCCCAGGTTGACCTCGTGCTGGCCAACCCAACCCCTGCACGAAAGCAGAAGGCTCCTGCCCAGCCGGAGGCCCGCCCTCACAGCTCCGTGGCGGACAGGCTCGCCCGGGCTGAATGGGAGAGACTCCCCACCAAGCCGGTAGCCGGGTTCCTCGCATTGCGGGCCCGGATCGAGGAGGCCCTGGACGCCGGGTACTCCGAGGGCGAGCTCTCCAGGGCTCTGCCGACCATCAAGGCGTTTACCCGCAACGGGTTCGACCTGGCGCTCCGCCAGACCAGGGCGGCCCAACCCCAACATGACGAGACACTGGACGAGGGGCGAGAGCTCCCGTCCGGAGAGGTGCAGCTATGACCCGCACGTACGACGAGCCCGAGGGGCCCATCGACCGAGACACCATCAACGCCTACGTGGACGAGATCATGCAGGGCTCGTGGGACCTGGCCTGGCAGGCGGCCATCCCTGTCCGCTTCCGCAACGCCAGCCTCGGGGCGCTCCCCCGGGAGGTGCGGGACCCGTGTCACCGCTGGGCGGAGGCGTGGGCGCACGACAGCCCGGAGGCCGGAGCTCTCCTGCTGATCGGCCCCGTGGGCACCGGGAAGACCTACGCCGCCGTGGCGACCGCCCGGGAGTATGAGGTGCCGCTGTTCGTGCCGGTGGTCGAGCTGTTGGACGCCCTCCGCCCGGGGGGCGACCTCGGGACCATCACCCGGCAGGGCGTCACCGTGACGGCCGGGCCCGTCGGCATGCAGCGTTTCGCTGCGGGCGTGGAGACGGGGCTGGTGATCCTCGATGACCTGGGCGCCGAGCGTCCGACGGAGTGGACCGCAGAGCGCCTGTACGCCATCGTCAACCGCCGGTGGATGGACCAGCAGCCGACCATCGTGACCGCCAACACCACGCCCGAGAAGATGGCCGAGACGTTCGGGCCTCGCATCTACTCCCGCCTGGTGCACAACGCCACCGTGGTCCGGGTCGGCGGAGAGGACCGCCGCCGATGACCACCGACCTCCTGACCGACTGCATGGAGTGCGGGGGCCGCTGCCGCTGCCCCCGATGCCACGGGCTCCGCTGGGTGTACGTCACCCCGGCCTACGCCGACCGCTTCGAGCAGCCCGCCCGCCCGGGGCACCGGGCCGCCCTGCTCAACACCATGTACCCGTGCAAGGACTGCAACGCCGGAGCGTTCTACCGCTGGAGCTCCGGCTGCTTGGAGGCCGACCATGACGCCTTCAACTGCGACCGCTGCCAGGCTGACCACGAGCGGCCCCGGAGAGGCAACCGGCGGGCCGCCCCTGGGCGACCGCCCCTCCAGGCCGTAGAGGCCGGATACCGGGCAGAAGGGCCCGACCATGACTGAGACGAGGGGGCACTGCAAGGGGTGCGGAGGCCCGGTCCTGTGGGTGCGGACGGAGGCGTCGGGGGCGTGGCTGTCCCTCGACCCGGAGCCGGTGGGCGAGGGCAACGTGGTGCTCGTGAAGGGCAAGGCCCACGTGCTCACCAAGGCCGAGCTCGCCCCACCGGGCCTGCTCGACAGTCTGCTCCCCGGGTCGCCGCCGCCCGGGCCCCGGTACGTGCCCCACCGGGCGACGTGCACCAACTGGCCTGCGAGCAACAAGCGATGAGGGCCGCCGACTACTTCGCCGTCGTGACCTCGACCGCCAAGGTGACGACCGGCCCGAACGACGGGCAGGGCATGGCGTACTGCGCCTTCTGCCACGGGCCGATCGCCACCGGCACGATCATCCACCGGCTCGTCCCCAAGCGGGGAGGCAGCCACGTCTACGCCCACCAGGGATGCTGGCCGTGAAGCGCCGCACCCCGCTGAGGGCGAGCCTGGAGACAGCCCGGGCGTGGGAACGCCGGAGCCGACGAGCTCTGCCTGTCCGCCGCAAGGGCCTCGACCCGGCCCTCGCCAGAGCGTGCTACGTCCGGGACGGGGGCTGCAAGGTCCGCCCGGAGCTGTACGGCGTGAAGTGCTGGGGCGTCAACGACCCGCACCACGTCCTGCCGAGAGGCCGGGGCGGGCCCGACGCCCTCGACAACCTGGTCACGCTCTGCCGGGGCCACCACGACTGGGTGCACGCCCACCCGGAGCTGTCCAAGCCGCTGGGGCTCCTCCGATGACCGCCCCCGACTTCGACCGGCAGTGCCTCGCCACCACCGATGACACCGAGATTGACGGCGCCATCGAGTTCGGCCACTGGTGCCGCCTGTACGAGGGCCACCTGACCGAGGGCATCCCGCACGCCTGCGGGGCCTGCAAGGCCACCTGGGGGATCGAGGAATGACCGGCCTCCCGATCAGCCACGTGGACCTCCAGGCGACCGTGACCGAGGCCCTGCACGTCCTCGGCTGGCGCCACCTCCACGTCCGCCGCTCCATCGGGAAGGGCCGCAAGTGGACTACGGCGACGAACGTGGACGGCTGGCCTGACCTGTTCTGCTGGCATCCCGTCGCCCGCCGACAGTTGGCCATCGAGCTGAAGGTGCCCCCCGACCGCCTCACCCTCGGCCAGTGGCAGGTGCTCCACGACCTCGACGCCGCCGGGGTGGAGACGGCCGTGCTCGACCCGTCAGACCTGACGTGGCTGGGAGCTCTCCTGGCGCCGAAAGGCCCCCGGCTGGAGCTCCGGATGCTGGAGGCGTTCGCCCCCAAGAACCCGGGCTAACCGGGCTATGGTTCAGACGCATGGCAGTCATCAACAACTTGGGGCTGGGCGACCTCGATGGTGAGGCGTTCACCCACACGACCATCAAGCTGACCAACGCCGGGGACGGCCTGTCCGACTCGATGCGAGTCGAGCCGTGCTGGCTCAAGACGGGCGACGAGGTATTCGTCATCGTGAAGGCCCACGTGAGCCAGGTGACCGGCAAGCCGTGGGTCGGCAAGGGCGGAGAGACGGGCCTGGAGCGCATCGTGACCTTGAAGGCGGAGGCCGCCGGGCTCGCCGCCGAGGACCTGGTCGGCCCGGTCATCGCCGAGATGCAGGTGCGGCTGCGAGAGCTCCGAGACGCCGAGGCCGGTCAGGGGAGCCTGGCGGACCGGATGGGCGACAACGTCACCCCCGTCAAGCCCGAGGAGGGCAGCGAATGAGCCAGCGCCAGACCAAGACTCGGAACCCGTCGGTGCAGACCGTCAACGTCGCCGAGGCCATCGCCGAGCGGGGAGGGTCCGAGGGGCTGCTCGACGCCCTGGCCGACCTCGCCCCGCAGATCGACACGGCCAACAGCGAGCTCCAGCTGCTCTACGACCGGCGCCTGGCGCTGTGGCGTGAGGGTCGGGAGAGGGCCATCACCCACAAGGTGCTGGCAGCCGCCTCGGGCGTGACGGACGCCCTCGTCGTGCAGACCTTGAAGCGTGCCGACAAGGCATTGGCCGCAACGGGGTAGACGGGCTAACCCGGGTTAGTCTATGCTGGGGGCTCCCAACCAAGCACCACGCCCAAGGAGGCACCCAGTCATGACCCGCACCGATTCAGCCCTCGCCCAGCGCCTGCTCAACGCAGTCGGTATCTGCACCATCGACATCAGCACCGTTCCCGGCCAGCCCGCCCGCTCGCTGTGGGCCAAGTCCGGCGCCCGCTGGGACAACCTCGATCAGGTCTACGAGACGCTGACCGTCGCCTGCGGGTCATGACCGACCTGTGGGTTCCCCGGGAGGTCGTCGCCGACCCGGAACGCCGCCAGGGCGACTGCTTCGCCGCCGCCGCCAAGCTCGTGCTCAGCGACCCGTCGTTCACCCTCGTGCACGCCAAGGTAACCACCCCCGACAGGGAGACGCCCAGGCGCCCCGACCAGCCCCGTCCCGGGGAGCGCCACGACCACGCCTGGGCCGAGAAGCGGGCCCCCGTGCGGCTGGAGGACGGCAAGATGCGCAACACCGTCGTTTGCGTGGACCTGTCCTCCGGCCGCCACGTGGCCGCCCCCCGGGAGCTCTACTACCGGCTCGGCAAGATCGGCAAGACGTTCCGGTACTCGATGGCCCAGGTGCACCAGCTGGTGACCGAGCACGAGCACTGGGGCCCGTGGAGGGAGCTCCCGTGACCGACCGCCCGAAGCTCCGCCGCCTCACCGAGGCCCACGGGGAGGACCCGCTCGACTCGACGTGGGAGGTCATCCTCCCGTGGGACGTCATCGGCTGCGTCTCCGCTCCCCGAGACGGGACGGCCGACAAGCCCCGGGAGTGGGCGTGCTGGTCGTACCGGCCCGACCCTGACGACCCGGTAGACGCCCTCGCCGACGACGCAGAGCTCGCCGACCTCGGCACCAGCCCGGCCGAGATGGACGACCCGGAGATGGCCGCCCGCATCAGGGCTGGCCGGGCCCGCTTCCTGTTCGGGGGCTTCACGACCCGCCGGGCCGCCGTCACGTACCTCGTCGCCCACGAGCTCGGCATCACGTGAGCCTCACTCACGGCGTGGCCCTCGTCTGCAACCTGTGTGGCGCCACGACGCCGTTTACCGTCTACGACGGCGTGCGCCAGAGGACCAACGCCGTCCACCTTGCCCGGGCTGTCGCCGAGAGCAAAGGCTGGAAGGCCAACCCCGTCGCCGACATCTGCTCCGTCTGCACGGAGGCTCGGCGATGACCCGGCTGGCGCTCCGCCCGTACCAGGAGGAGGCCCTTGACGCCGTAGCCAAGGCGGAGGCTGAGGGCTGCCGCCGACAGCTCCTCGTGGCCGCCACCGGCCTCGGCAAGACGGTCATCTTCGCCCACCTCGCCGAACGACGGCAAGGCCGAGCTCTCATCATCGCCCACCGGGACGAGCTCGTGTCGCAGGCCGCCGCCAAGGTCGCCGCCCAGTGGCCTGAGCTCGGCATCACCCCCGCCTGCGCCCAGCTTCTCGCCGACGCCAAGGAGCCCGAGGTCCGTCTGATGGCCGCCTCCGCCCAGGTGCGCCGGGGAGGCATCGGCATCGTCAAGGCGGAGGCCGACGACACCGACGCCCAGGTGGTGGTCGCCTCCATCCAGACTCTGGCGAGGGCCCGCAGGAGGGACCGCCTCGCCGCCTCTCCGCCCTTCGACCTCGTGGTCGTGGACGAGGCCCACCACGCCGCCGCCGACAGCTACGGAGCGGCCCTCGCCGCCGTCCGAGCCGGGGAGCCCGACGGGCCCCTCCTCATCGGCGTGACCGCCACCCCCGACCGGGGCGACGGCAAGGGCCTGGACGACCTGTTCGACCAGATCGTGGCGTCCTTCGACATCCTGTGGGGCATCCGAGCCGGGTACCTGTGCGACGTCCGAGGGCTCCGCATCGTGGTCGAGCACCTCGACCTGTCGGGCGTGAAGGTCCGCCGGGGCGACTACGACCAAGGCCAGGCCGGTCAGGCGATGGAGGACGCCGGAGCCCCCGAGCAGATCGTTCGGGCTTGGCTCGAGCACGCCCCCGGGAGACGGACTCTCGTGTTCACGCCGACCGTCGCCCTCGCCCATCAGGTGGCGGACGAGTTCAACCTGTCCGGGGTGCACGCCCAGGCCATCGACGCCTCAACGCCGCTGGGCGACCGCCGCCGAGCTCTCGCCGCCTACGCCACGGGCGAGATCGAGGTGCTGGCCAACTGCGGTGTCCTCACGGAGGGCTACGACGAGCCCCGCACCGACTGCATCGTGGTCGCCCGCCCCACCAAGAGTCGGGCCCTCTACGCCCAGATGATCGGCCGGGGCACCCGCAAGCACCCCGACAAGGGCGACCTCCTCGTGCTCGACACGGTGGGCGCCACCCGCATGCACAGCCTCGTCACCGTCCCGTCGCTGATGGGCCTCGGGGAGACGGAGTGGGCCGGGCTGATGGAGACGGGCTCGGGCCTCCTGTCGCAGGTCATGCAGGACCACGACGACGAGCTCGTGCGTCTCGGCCGCCTCAGGGCGGAGGAGGCAGACCTGTTCCGCCAGCTCACGTCCAGCGCCGTGCGGATCGCCTGGGCGCCCGTGGACAGCCCCGAGCCGGGCCTCCGCCGGTATGCCCGCCCGATGGGCCCGGGGGAGCCGACCGTCATCCTCGCCCAGCGTGCCGAGGGGGACGTGTGGACGGCCGGGCTGCTCTGGCCCGACGGCCGCAAGGAGGCGCTGATGGCCCTCCAGCCCCTGGCCGCCTGCCAGGGCGTGGCCGAGGACTTCGTGCGAGCCGGGCGCTCCGTCGTGCTGACCCTGGCCGACGCCCCGTGGCGGGCCCGGGCCGCCTCAGCGAAGCAGAAGGGCTACGCCCGAGCCCTGGGCGTGGAGGTGCCGAAGGGCGTGACGGCCGGGGAGCTCTCCGACCTGATCGCCGCCGCACAGCTCCGCAACGGAGAGGTGAGCCAATGAGCCTCGACGTGGGAGGCCTGTACTCAGGCGTGGTCCTCACCGACGCCGCCGACATCGTGGAGGGCCTGCTGGCGCCCGACGTGACCCCCGACCGCATCAGCGACCTCCTGGAGCACGCCGCCGACGACGCCGACCGAGCCCACGCCGTCATGTTCTACCTGGTGCTCCGCTGCCGAGGCATCCCCTATGGCCACCCCATCGCTGACGGCCTGACGGCCCCCCACGTCCACGGGGCCCAACTGATCCTCCCCCCGGGGGTGCAGACGTGACCTGCCCGGCCCAGTGGCGGACGTTCGCCATCCACGACTGCAAGCGCAAGGAGGGGCACGCCGGGTTCCACCTATGCCCCTGTGGGTCGGCCTGCGCCCACGCCGACCTCGGCAAGTACAGCCTGAGTGAGGCTGGCCGGGTGGGCGACCTCCGGTACGTCCGGTACAGCCCGCCGCCCCCCGCATAGGCTCGCCCCATGCCTGCCTCCAAGAGCCCCGCCGTCCCCGGTCAACGCCGCCTGGAGTACCTGCCGCTCCGCCAGATCATGAGCGCCCCCCGGAACCCCAACGGCCACGACCTGCCCGCCATCGCCGCCTCCATCCGCCGGCACGGCTTCGTGGAGCCGGTGGTGGTGGACGAGCGGACCGGGTTCCTCGTGGGAGGCCACGGCCGCCTGGAGGTGCTCGCCGAGATGCGAGACGCCGGAGAGCAGCCCCCCGAGGGCATCGTGGAGCAGGAGCGAGCCGAGAACGACGTGGCCGCCGAGCCGGAGTGGCTGGCGCCGACCATCCTGGGCTGGGCGTCCCGCTCAGACGCCGAGGCCGAGGCGCTTCTGCTCGCCATGATGAAGCTCCCCAAGACGGCCGTCGCCTCGATGGACCTCCTCGCCACGATGCTGGACGAGCTCTCGCAGGGCACCGAGCTCGCCCTCGCCGGGACCGGGTACAGCCCCGACGACCTCGATGACATCTTGGCTGGCCTGTCCGAGAGCGCACCCCTGACCGAGCTGGAGTACGGGGACAGTCGCAAGAGCGCCTACCCCGAGCCGTCGTACGGGGAACGCACCGACAACTACCGCAACAAGCAGGTGCGGGCGATGGTGTTCGACTACCCGCTGGACGATTACGCCCTGGTCGCCGAGATGGCCGCCCGGGCCCGGGGCGCCTTCGGTGTGCAGTCCAACGCCGAGCTGTTCCAGCGGATGCTGGAGGCGTGGTGCATGCAGAACCCCGAGACGCCCGCATGAGCGACACCGAGCTCGCCCCCGCCGTCACGGTCCGTCTTGCCCCGCTCGACCCGGAGGCCCGCAAGGCCGCACTCGACCTCCTCGGCAAGGGCGCCGCCCTGGAGCCCCCCGGGGCGATGATCAAGGCGCCGTGCCTCGTGCGAGCCGGAGACGAGCTCGTGGCAGTCGTTCTCAGGATGCCGCCGGGCCCGCTGGCCTGGGTCCGCAAGGCGCTTCTCGGCTGGCCGTTCGACACGACCACGTACCGTTCGGCTGGCATCAAGAACAACGCCCGGACGTTCGGCTACCTGGCCCGCAACACGCTCCTGCAGCGTGACGGCTGCCGGGCCTGCCAGGGCTCCCGGCTGGCGCCCGAGGCCCACCACGGCATCGTGGCCCAGGCAGAGCTCCTGTCCGCCATGCTGGCCGAGGCCGCCCCAGAGCTCGCCGCCCGGGACCGGGCCGCCGCCGAGGCCGTCTCGCCGGAGTGGCGCATGGGCGACAGCCAGTGGACCTCCGGGGTGGCGAACAGCACCTCCGTCCTGCCCTACCACTTCGACCGCAACAACCTGGAGCCCGTCTGGTCAGCGATGATCGTGGTGCGGAGGGGCGTGCGGGGCGGCTACCTCCACGTGCCCGAGCTCGGCGCCTCGTTCCACTGCCGAGACGGAGACGTGGTGTGCTTCCCGGGCTGGCGCTTCGTGCATGGCGTCACCCCGGTCAAGATCGTGGAGCCCGACGGCTACCGCATCTCCGCCGTGTACTACTGCGTGGAGCAGATGCGGGCGTGCGGCACCGGAGCCGAGGAGATGGCCCGGGCACAGCTCGCCCGCACCAACCGGGAGGCCGACACCAGGCCCACCGTGGACCGCATCCCGGCTGCGATCGCCCGCCGAGATGCCGCTTCCAAGCCCACGGTTGAGGACGACGAGAGTGACGAGCTGTGACCCTGAACCCCGACATGGGCGCCCTCGATGACCTCGCCACCTTCGCCCGCATCGAGGTGGAGAGCCGAGACGTGGAGCCGTGGGCCGACCTCCTCCGCCACCTGTACATGGAGGACGGGGCGCTGAGCCTGGAGGCCGCCCTGTGGCTGGTGGCGCTCTACAACACGTACGACAGCCTGGGCTCCGCCTGCTCAGTGTTCGCCCGCTGGCCGAGCCCGCACGAGCTCCTGACGGCCGCCGACTTCCCCGACAGCGCCCAGTACGAGTGCACCCAGGAGCGCCGCAACCTCAGGGGCGGCCTCGTGCTGACCCGCCACGCCTCCTACGGAGCTCTCGTGATGGGCGGAGACGGCACCCAGGCCTACTGGCTCGGCCAGGGCATCCCCCAGCCCGACGTGACGACTGACTGCTGCGACACCGGAGGCGCCGAGGCCGCCTGGGAGCCGATGACCCGCCACCTCCGCCGAGTGTGGGGCGTGGGCCGCCAGGCCGCCTTCGAGTGGGCCGAGTTCCTCGCCAAGGTGGTTGGGATGCGGCTGACCGCCCCCCACGCCCAGCTGTGGGAGAGCGAGGGCCCGAGACGGAGCCTGCAGCGCCTCTACGGCAACCCCGACCCGGACCGGGCGTGGCTGGACGAGGCCGCCCTGGAGTGCCGGGCGTGGCTGCTCTCGCAGGGCATCGACCTCTCGTGGGAGGACTTCGAGACGATCATCTGCGACTTCAACGTGATGCGGGACGGCCGCTACTACCCGGGCCGCCACCTGGCCGCCCTCCGGGAGGAGATCGACGGCGTGGCCGAGTCGGCGCTCCGGGCCGCCCTGGAGCACGCATGGGAGCAGGTCGTGCCGCCCGAGTGGCAGTGCATTGACCCGGGCATCGACAAGGCCAAGCTGCCCGTCTACCGGGACTCCGGCCTGATCAGGAGCTCTGCATGACGCCCGAGGAGACGGCCCGCTTCCTCAACGGCTACGCCCGCCGCCACGCCGCCGGGGCGTTCGCCACGCCCCTTGCTCGAGAGTTGAACGACGGCAACGTCCGCATCTGGAAGAACCCGCTCGGCCGCACTGTCGCCGTGACCAAGCGGCTGACCCGGGACAGCGTCCGCACCGACTGGCTCGGCCAGCCGTACACGCTTCCCCGGGGCGCCACCATCGTGACGCACCTCGGCCGGGAGACGGGCTCCCCCATCCCAGCCGACCTGGACGAGTACCACGCCATCTACGCCTACGCCGACGACCTGGAGCTGACCGCCGGGCTGGGCCGCCTCGGCCGGGAGGTCACAGCCACGAGGATCAGCGCCGCCTCCGAGATGATCCACTGCTGGGGGTGGCCGGGCACCGCCCGCCCGACGCCCCTCCTCGACGGCCTGACCGTGGTGCCGGTCGCCACGCACTCGGGCGACCTCCTCAACGCCTGCCGCCGAGAGCTCGCCCGGGCGACGGGGTGGGCCGATGACTACCCGTTCTACTCAGACGGCTCCTGGTCGGCGCTGTCCCTCCGGGGCTTCGACCCGGACCCGGCCTGGGGGGTGAAGCCCGCCGAGATGGGCCGCAAGTGGAACGACGCCCACCCGGGGGCTCTCCGCCGGACGTGCGTCTGGACCGACCTCGCCGACCGCTGCCCCACCCTCGTGCAGATCGCCTCGCAGCTGCCCGGGGCCGGGCTGGAACGGGTCCGCCTGATGCGCATGAAGCAGGGGAAGCTCGCCCGCCACACCGACATCACCGACAAGGCCAGCGGCCTCCGGGACGGGCAGATCGCCCGCTTCCACCTGCCCCTGATCACCAGCGAGCTCGTCGCCCTCCACGTCTGGGAGCTGTCCGGGGAGCTCCACAACTGGCACCTCGACGTGGGCGTCTGGTACTACCTCGACGCCCGCAAGCCGCACGCCGTCACCCAGGGCGACCCTGACCTCGACCGCATCCACCTCGTCGCCGACGTCATCTGCGACGAGTCCACCCGCTCCTACCTGGAGGCTTCATGCTCGGCTGCTACCTGATCGGCCAACCTGGCGCCGGCAAGTCCACCCTGTTCCGGGAGGTGACCCAAGGCATTCCGAGCTACGAGAGCTCCCAGCCGTTCGCCCACACCGTGTACCTGCCCGAGCCGTCGGGGGGCCGCCCGATCGGCGCTCAGCTGGGCCGCCACCACGAGACGTTCCCGGGTACCGACCGCCTCAGCATGGCCGTCCAGCCCGACGCCGAGGCGTGGGTGCGCTCCGCCCCCTACCCCGTCATCATCGGCGAGGGCGACCGTCTCGCCACGCTCGGCTTCCTCACAGCACTGACGGAGGCGTGCGACGAGGGCTGCACCATCCTGTGGCTGGACACGCCCCAGTTGACCGCCAGGGCCCGGGCGACCCGCCGGGGCTCAGCCCAGACGGAGGCGTGGGTGAAGGGCCGCCGCTCCAAGGTCAACCGGCTGACCGACCTCCTGCCGGTGGTCCGGCTCGACGGCACCCTCAGCCCGGAGCTTCTCGCCGTGCAGGCCATCGGGGCGTCCCCCGCCTTGCAGGCGCTCCACGCCCTGGTGCCCGGCCTCTGACCAGGCTCGTCCCGGTAGACGCCCCAGGCTAACCCGTGTTAGCCTGGGTAGGCCCCCAACCGGGGGGCGTCACACACAGCCCAAGGAGAGCCCCAACATGCCCGACTACTTCGAATCAGGCTTCGCCGTCCGAGATGTCTCCTGGCACGGCAAAGAGACGCTGCTGCAAGAGCACCCCGAGAACTGGGCGGCAGCCCGCATCCTCGCTGGCCTCGACTGGGAGCCCGAGTACCAGGACCTCTACGTCCCCGAGGTCATCCCCGCCGGGGAGAGCGCCCCCGAGGGCTCCATCCATATCAAGGCGATGGGCAACGACAGCGCCGACCTGTGGCACGTCCCGGTCAACGGCCACCAGGCCATCATCCGCAGCGACAACCGGAAGGTGCTCGCCACCCCCAAGGACTCGTTCCGGCTGATCAGCAACACCGAGATGGGCGACCTCCTGGAGGCGTACAGCGAGGCGTGGCGCAAGGCCGGAGCCAAGGTGCTGTTCGACACCGCCGGGTCCGTCTACGAGGGCCGGTGGGTGTACGCCACGCTCCTGCTGGACGAGCCCTACACCATCCCCGGCGACCCCAGCCCCATCCTCCCGTACGCAGCGTTCCTCAACGCCCACGACGGCACGGCCGCCTGCAAGGTCGTCAACACTCAGGTCCGGGTCGTCTGCGCCAACACGTGGAAGATGGCCGACGTGGAGGGCGAGCGCTCTGGCCGCCAGATCGTCATCCGCCACACGTCCGGTGCGACGGAGCGCCTGGAGGAGGCCAAGGCCGCCCTCGCCAGCGTCCGTGACGAGGTGGCGAACTACCAGATGCTCGCCACCGAGCTTGCCTCGATCAACGTCTCAGACGCCCTCGTCAAGACGTTCCTCAGCGAGTTCATCCCGGTGCCGGAGAACAGCTCCGAGCGCACCCGGACGGCCCGCCTGGAGCGCCAAGGCATGTTCATGGCGCTGTACGCCTCGTCGCCCACGACCGACGGCATCCGGGGCACCGCCTACGGCCTCGTGCAGACGGCCGGGGAGTACCTGGACCACCTGCGCCCCGTCCGGAACAGCGACACCTACCTGGCCCGCACCCTGTTCAACAGCGAGCCCATCAAGGGCAACGCCGTCCGCCTCGTCCGAGAGCTCGTGCAGGAGGGCGTGTGATGGCCGCCCCGTCCCTGCCCCGAGTGTCCGTCACCCCTCCCCCCCTTGCGGGGGGAGAGGTGCGCTCGGGCTCCCTTTCGCTCAACGCCGTGGCGGCCTGGAACACGGGCGTCTACGCCGGGGAGCTCCTGCGCTTCGGCTTCGACGTGGAGCTCCGGGACTACCACGCCCGGGGCCTCACCCAAGGCCTCCTGTGGGTCGGGCGTCCCGGCCTGGAGCCCGGCATGGTCCGGGTGGAGCTCGACCCGGAGAGCAACAGCCTCCGGGGCGTCTGGGACCGCTGCGTGGTGGTCCTGTACGGCAGCCAGCTGAACGCCCTTTCGGGCATGGTGCGCCGGAACCTTCGCCGCCTCAGGGAGCACGGCTCCGGCCGCCCCCCCGAGACGGTGGCGACCCAGGAGGCTTTCCTGGTGCGTCTGCTTGAAGCGCTGGCGGAAGCCGGGGCCAACAACCGATACGACGCAAGCGCCCGCCCCGAGCGAGCTCTGACCGTCGTGCCTGACTACGAGGAGAACTGATGCACAGACTCATCCGCACGGCCGCCGCTGCGGCCCTCGGCCTCTCCGCCCTGTGGCTGACAACCACAGTCCCGGCTGGGGCCACCAACCCGCCTCCCGTGTGCGAGAACAACGGGCGTGAGTTCACCTACAACCCGTCGACCACCCAGTGCACGCCCCCGACCACGGGGGCTACGACGACAGGGGCGACCACCACGGCCGCCACGACCACGACAGCCACCACCCTCCCGCCGACCACCACCGTGCCGCCGACCACCACCACCGTGTTCAACTGCGGCCTGTGTGCAGGCCAGTTCGGCACGACCACCACGACCGCCCAGGCCACGACGACCGTTGCCCCTCCGGTGACGACAGCGCCCCCTACGACGCAACCTGCGCCGCCGCCGCCCGACACAACGCCTGAGCACGTGACCGTCCCCGACGCCCCCGCCACCACAGCTCCGCCGGAGCTTCCCGTGACCGGCAGCCTGTCGGGCCCGATGGTCGCATGGGCTCTCGCCGCCGGTGCCGTCGGCCTCGCCCTCGTGGCGTTCGCCAAGGCTGTCCGCCGGGCATGAACGGAGGCCTGACCGCCCTGACGCTCCCGCTGTGGGGCGTCTGGGCGGTCGCCTTCGCAGCGATGTTCCTCGCCCTCCTGCTCGAGGAGCGAGTCCACGAGTGGCGGAGACGCCGGAGGCACCGATGACCACGACCAAGCCCTACGGCTGCATGAGTTTCCTGTTCGACCTGCTGATGGTCATGCTCACGGGTGGGCTCTGGCTCATCTGGATATTCGTGCGGGAGATGCGCAAGCGATGACCCGCCGGGCGAGAGAGCTCCTGCTGCTCGCCCTCGTCGGCGCCCTCTACCTCTGGGTGGGGGGCGCTTTGGCGTGGGGCGCCCTGACGGCCCCGGAGGAGCCCCCTCGGACCCGCAGGTGGGCCGGGGTGGAGTACAGCCCCGAGGCCTGCTACGTGAACGACGCCGGGGCTCTCCTGTGCGTCTCGGGGCTCGCATGACCCTCCTGGCCGGAGCTCACCTCCACGTCGCCACGGACGCCTTCGGCACCCTCCGCCTGACGGCTACCCGCCGGGGCGTCTGGACCACTATCGCCATCCCCAACATGCCCTACCGGGCCGACGCCCAGGGCGTCCTCGACGTCACTCTGGCGATGCTCGACGCCCGCCTCGCCGAGGAGGAACAGGCAGGCTCCGGGGCGTAGACCACCGGGGCTAACCCGTGTTAGTCTGGGGCTATGACAACCACCCAGCCCAAGAGGCACCCGCTGGTCGGCTGCAAGATCACCGACAACGGCATCGTTGGCGGCCTGACCGGCCGCATCGTCCACGTCTTCCCCGACGCCATCTCCGTCAGCTGGAACGGCAGCGAGCAGGCGTCCCAGATCAGCCTCGCCCGCATCAAGGCCGGGCAGTTCAGCGTGGAGGTGGCAGCATGACCGACGAGATGCGCACCCCCGGCTTCGCCCGAGGCCCGATCAACTACGCCCTCCAGACCTGCCCCGAGGGGTACTGCCCCGAGTGCAGCGAGCCCGACGACGAGTGCGAGTGCGTCCGGCTCCCCAAGCCCCCGGCCCGCACCCCCGTCCAGGCTGAGGCCCTCCTCGCCCGCCAGATCAACACCGAACGCAAGGTCGCCGAGTCGATGGCGTACTGGGCCGCCCGCCGGTAGACGCCCCAGCAGAGCTCCCCCGGGTTCCGCCCCCGGGGGCGTAGGGGCCCCTCGACCATCCGCCCGGTCGGGGGGCCCCGCCTGTTTGGGCAGGCTCCCCCACGTAGACGCCCCCGGCTAACCCGTGTTAGTCTGGAGTCATCACCAACAGCCCACAGGAGGCCGTCATGCCCAACCCCCGTCTCGCTCTCGACCACGGAGACGTCGCCGTCTACCGCAACGAGCGTGGCACCGTCGTCATCGACGTGGATGCCCCGTTCCGGGCGCTCGCCCGTCTGCCCGAGCCCGCCACCACCGGCTGGCAGGGCGGCTACAACGCCGACGCCCAGCTCATGCTGCACCCGGCCCAGGCCGTCGCCCTGTTGAAGGCGCTCATGGAGAGCCAGGAGCTCCGCATCGCAGCCGGGTTCGGCGAGGCCGACGAGGTCGCCCACGTCGCCACCAACGGTCTCGCCCGATGACCGGCATCCCCTACGCCCGGGCCTCCGTGCTGCCTGTCCGCTACGGCCAGACCGACGGGTCAGAGCTCGTCATCAACGCCTACTTCGTGCACTGCCCGATCTGCGGCGAGCAGTTCATGGGCGACGACCCGTCCATCGCCGGGCCCAAGGACACCGACCTGACCGGCGAGGAGCGTCTCCGCCCCCGCACCCCCGAGGACCAGATCACCAAGTCAGCCGCCCGCAAGTACGGCCGCCACTGGGAGAAGGTCCACGCCGAACCCCAACCCCAACTGGAGCTCTCATGACCAGCCTCAAAGCACCCCCTCCCCCGTCCACCCCACAGCCCGCCCACACGGGCGCCTGCCAGGCCCTCGGAAGCTCCGAGGGCTGCCCCGGCTGCGCCTGGGAGGCCCACGAGGCCCAAGCCCTGGCGGAGTACCTGGACGCCAACTACGAGGACGCCTGAGATGGGCCGGTACGAGCGGATGGAGGCCGCCTCGATCACCTACCGTCCCCGGGCCCGTGTCTGGTGGATTCAGGTCACCGACCCGTCGGGCGAGGCTGTCCCCGACAGCGTCCTCGCCGCCGCCAGCAGCGCCGACCTCGCCAAGACCATCGGCCGGGAGATGGCCGAAGCCCTCGGCTGGGTCGAGCTCGGCCGGTGGCGGTCCAACGGCGCCGACTGGGAGCTCATGGGCGGCTGGTACGAGAAGGCCTACAACGAGGAGACGGAGACGTGGGAATGAGCAACGACTGGACGGAGAGCCAACTGGCCCGAGCGTGGGCGCCCAAAGACCCAGAGCTCCCGGGCCCGGCTCCCGAGGCCGGGCCCGCCAAGGGCCACCGCACCCGCAAGCCCACGGTGCGCCGCACCAAGGAGCACCCCTACGTCGATGGCTGGTGCGACCAGTGCGACTGGCGCTCCGCCTACATCACCCCGGCCGCCTGCGGCCTCGACTGCAAGGAGCACGCCGAGGCGAACCCGGGCCACACCGCCCGCTGGCGCAGGGTCGAGCACGTCTCCTACGAGGCGTCATGACCGACTACAGCCTGATCCCGACGGGGGGCGCCGGAGGCGTCCGTGACGCCGCCGTGGAGGTCGTCGCCGCCGCCCTCGTCATCGACTACGACGAGGTGCTGGGCGGCCTGATGTGCTACCAGGGCGACAGGTGCGCCACCGCTGACGAGCAGCAGGAGGTCAACCTCGTCATCGAGCAGGTCGAACGCCTCCGGGGAGCCGTCGCCGCCCTCGTGCTCGCCCGAGAGCCGGGCCCCGACCCGCTCTGCGACGTGCCCCACCTCGACCTCGGCCTTCGCTGCACCCTCCCCCCCGGCCACGACGGCCGCCACCAGGCCCGAGACATTGGCGTCCGGGGCCGCCTGGTCCACTGGACGGCCCCCGAGTTCGACCGCAAGAGCTCGTGATGCCCGCTTACCGGGTCGCCCTCGACCTCCGCTGCCAACAGGAGCGCTGCCCCCGCACCGCCACCCAGGAGGTCCGCAACACCGTCAACGCCTTCATCGGCCGCTACTGCATGGCCCACGCCGAGCAGATGGTGACCCGCCTCAACGACGGCTGCCGCCCCGAGCCGACCAGCCCGCCCGCCTGGGCCCAACGCCAGAGGGAGCTGTGATGGCGTCCTGGCCACCCGAGTACCCGCCTCTCGAGCATTGGCCGCAGCGTCTCCGCTTCTGCCCGTGCGGGCTCGCCATGTTCGTCGTGGCGCCCGCCGACGGGGGCCCTGACGAGTGGATCTACGCCTGCGACGACTGCGACCCGCACCTGTTCCCCCCACGCCCCGAGGAGACACCGTGACCGCCCGCAACGCCTTCCTGGCCGGAGCTCTGCTCGGCCTGACCCCCTGGCTCGTCCACCGCCTCGACCGCTACCTCCGGGAGCCGTGGAACGACTCCGGGCCCATCGAGGAGTGGTGGCGGACCCAGACTTGGAAGCAGCGCCGCTGGGTCACCGACCTCCCCGAGAAGGCCGGAGGCTGGATCGTGGCCCGCCCCCCAGCGCACCCCATCCTCGCCACCCGCCGCTTCCGGGTCGAGTACGAGTGCCACTGCATCCACGGGCCCGAGTTCGGCTGGGCCCCGTACAAGGTCGGCGAGTCATGGCACTGGACGTTGAAGGGCGCCGAGTTCAAGCGCCGCCACCGCCCGCCCAGGCGCACGTACATGCGGGCCGTCGGGCTCGGCTCCGGGCTGATGGTCACCAAGATCGACCGCCGCACAGCGTCGGGCTGGCTGCCCCAGGGAGAGCCCCGTGACTGACTGTTCGGCCCGCCTGCCCCGTGCAGCGTTGTTCGGGGGCCTCATCGACTGCACGTGCCGCCTCCCCTCGGCCACCCGGTCCTCTGCCCGGGGGCTCTCCTGCGTCTCCACCCCCCAGGCGTACACTCCCCCGCATGGCACGCCCCCGCAACAGCTCCCTCCCCGACGAGGGCGGGCAGCCCTCCCGCATCAGCGAAGTCGTCCGCTACCGGGAAGCCACCGACGCCGACGGCGTGACCAACATGGTCCCCTTCACCCTCGGCGAACAGATAGTCGAACGGGTCCGCACCGGCCTCGACCTCACCGACGCCGCCGCCTCCGCCAACATCACCAAGCAGACCATCTGGAACTGGCGCCGAAGGGGAGCCCTCAACCGGGCCCTCCTCGCCCAAGGCAAACCCCTCGCCACCGACGACGGAGACGCCTACGTCAAGTTCGTTGATGCACTGGAAAGAGCCGAAGCCGAGGCAGAGCTCGTCCGCCTCGCCATCATCCAGAGGGCCGCCGAAGGGGGCTTCAAGACAACCCGGGAGACGATCAAGTACGACGCCGCCGGGGACGTCCTGGAGCGCACCGTCGTGACGGAGGTCAGCCTGCCGCAGTGGACGGCAGCCGCCTGGTATCTGGAGCGCCGCCACGCCCGCAAGTACGGCCGCAAGAGCCAGCTCGCCGCCGAGGCGCTGTCGGGCCTCCTCCACGCCCACGACGACGGAGACGACGAGGCGCTGCGCACGGAGGCGCTGATCGCCATGGCCCAGGAGTTCGGCACGTAGGCTCCCCGCTCATGGCAGCCCGGGCGCCCAACCGAGACGCCCAGGCCGCCGAGCTGTTGGCGGTCATCCACGGCATGAAGCCCGCCCGCCGGGCCCTGTTCCTCAGCGCCCTCCCCGTGGAGGACAAGGCGCTGGTGGAGCGGGCCTACGCCCTCCACCAGCAGACAGGCTGGCGGGCCCACCCGGCCGCCATGTGGGCTCACCTCGACGGCCGGGAGCTCTGGCCGTACGTGGTGCTCCTGTCCGAGACGTTCGCCCGGGCGCTCATGGGCCTCGGCCCCACCAAGGTCATCGAGAACCTGCCCAGCCAGATGGGCAAGACGACCGGCCTGATGGACGACGCCCTCTGGGCGCTCGACTTCGACCCTCGCCTCCGGGTCATGTACGTCACCTACGACGTCAACAAGGCGGAGGAGCTCGGGGGCGACTGCCGTGACCTCGCCGAGGTCCACAGCGCCGACCTCCGCTTCCGTCTCCGCAAGGACCGCAGCGCCAAGGGCCAGTGGAAAACGGACCAGGGCGGAGGCATGTACTGCACCGGCATCAACGGTGCGATCACCGGCTACCCGGCCGACGTGCTCCTGTTGGACGACCTGTTCAAGGGCTGGGAGACGGCCCACAGCGAGACGCAACGTGAGCACGCCTGGGCCATCTACCGCTCGCAGTGCCGCCTCCGCATCCAGGGGCCACACTGCCCGGTCATCAACGCCGGTACCCGCTGGCACCGGGACGACATCACAGGGAAGCTCCTCGACGCCGCTCTCGCCGACCCGGCCGCCGACCAGTGGCACCACATCCGTCTCCCCGCCATCGCAGAGGCCCCCGACCCGCTGAACGTGGACCCGTCGTTGCGCACCCCCGACCCGCTCGGCCGGGCCCCCGGAGAGCTCCTGGAGGCCCGACGCTTCCCCGAGGAGGAGGTCAAGGCCCGCCAGGTGGTGCTCGGCTCGTACCTGTGGGCTGCGATGGAGCAGCAGCGGCCCGCCCCCGAAGAGGGCAACATCGTCAAGCGGGCCTGGTTCCGACTGGAGGCACAGCTCCCCCCGCACGCAGACGAGTGGATCAGCAGCTGGGACTTGAAGCTGAAGGACAAGGAGGAGGGCGACTTCGTGGTCGGGCAAGTGTGGGCCCGCACGGGGGGCGACATGTGGCTGTGCGACCAGCTGCGAGGCAAGTGGGGCCAGGAAAAGACGATCCTCGCCATCGCCCTCCTCCAGGTCCGCTGGCCGCAGGTGAACGCCCACCACGTGGAGTGGGCTGGCAACGCCCCCGAGGTCATGAAGGCCCTCCGCCAGGCCGCCCCCGCCTACGTGGTGTCCGACGACGACGCCGACGAGCTCGGCATGACCCAGACGGAGCGAGCTCTCGTGCAGGAGCTCCGCCGGCACGGCCTCCCCGGCCTGTTGGGGAACCCGGTCAAGGGCGACAAGGCGGTGCGCCTCCGAGCGCAGGTGCCGTACATCGAAGCGGGCAACGTCCACGTGCTCGAGACGGCCTCGTGGCTGCCCGGGTACCTGGACGAGATGGCCGCCTTCCCGAACGGGTCGCACGCCGATCAGGTGGATGCGACGAGCCAGGCGCTGCTGAAGCTCGCCAAGGGCCCGGCCACTGCGGGCCCGCCTCCGGCAGGGCCGTTGCCCAACCGGCCGCACACGGGCCCTGGGTTGGCCGCTGCGCCCTCGTTGCGTGGGGGTGGGGCGTTGGGCAGCCCGGCCCGTAGCGGCCCCAGGAGGGTCAGGTAGCCACGCTGATGACGGCCCACAGGAGGGCCGAGAGGATCAGCCACCCTCCGGCCACGATGGCGATGACGATCGCCCACGCCCGGAAGTGGTTCCGCCAGGGGATGGGCGGCCCCGTGTCGGCCACCCTCCGGCCGCCGACCTCGTAGATGCCCGGGTTGCGAGGCGCCCCGGCCCTTGGCTGAGGCTCGACCTTGGGCTCACCCCAGCCCATCAGCGACAGCTCCGGCACCCGGTCCGGTCCTGCACCGCCGTGTAGGCGCCCTCCGCCGTGGTGATGCGCCACGTCCTGTTCCCCACCTTCGAGACGGACAGGACGCCCTCGACCTCCTCGTTGACGGTGCCGTCTGCGGACCGGAGCGCCAGCTTGCCTCCACGAGTGAGGAGCTGGACCTTGCCCCAGGACCGTTGCGGCCCGCCGTTCAACGGGTCGAACGTGACGGATGATGCCCTGAAAGCAGCGGTGGCGGCCATGGCCAGCCACGCTACCCCGGGGAGCTCTCCCGGGCCGGGTTGGTCAGGCCGGGTCGCCGACCCGCCGGATCGTGATGAAGCACAGCATCGTGTGCGGCGTGCGATTCTCCATGAACAGGGTGCCGTCGCCGTTGACCGTCTGGTGCTTCCCGTCGCCGACGCAGTTGATCGCCGTCTCCGTCCGCCCGACCTTGGCGTCGATGGAGATGCCGACCGACACCTTGGGTGTGGGCGCCTGGCGTGGAGCGGCAGCCACGACGTTCACCCAGAGGCCGACCGGCCAGACTGCGATGCAGGCGACGAGCAGGACACGGCGCATCAGGCGAGGGCGAGCTCGTGCTGCCCGGCCCGGTCCCAGCACCAGCCGAGGTCGATGACCCAACCGGCGCCCTCGCTCAGGTGCGGAGTGTCGCCGAGCTCTCGCCGGGCGCCAGCCGGGTCGGGCGTGACCACCAGCACCCCAGCCCACGGGCCCGGAAGCTCCATCGCCCACTCCGCCATCGAGGCGAGCGTGGAGTAGTCCGCCCCGAGCCGGAACAGGCAGCCCCACAGCGCCGTGACGGCCACGTGCCGAGGGTGCCACTCTCGGGAGACACCAGAGCCGGGGCGTGCGGGGACGTCCGGGTAGAGGCCCATGCGGTGCCAGTAGTCCAGCTGCCGGTAGGTGACGCCCGCCTGGCGGCAGACGTCTGCTGATGTCAACACGGGCTCACCTCCTCGTCCACGGCGCACACCTTCGAGCGTATCCACAGCCTGGGGACTGCGCTGGTGATACCCCGACGAACGTTCGGTAAACGGGCAGGCTCCGCCGGGTAGACGCCGGGGGCTAACCCGGGTTAGTCTGGAGGGACCACAGAGCCCCAGGAGGCCGCAATGACGATCGCCGAGTACCCCGAGAACAGCCTGCAGACGCTGATCGACCTGTACGCCGAGGTCTACGGCCTCACCGACCCGTGCCACATCATGGACTCCCTCCACGCCGCCGGGATGCTCAACGAGGCCGGGCTGTTCGAGGACACGGTCCGGGTCGCCACCGGCAAGGGTCGCCCGGTCGCCCTCCCGCTCGACGGGCGTGAGGTGCCCCGCCGGGAGCGCCAGGTCAAGTCCACCGTCGCCCACAGCGGCAAGGTCCACGAGGGCCCGGCCCGCCGTCAGGGCTCCCAGTGGGGCACCAAGGCCGCCACCCCGGCCCCCAAGCCCGAGACGCCCACGGTCACCACGGTCACCTACCGCAAGCACCAGGACGTCTGGGCGCTCCAGGTGACGGGCCCCGTCCCCGCCGAGGGCACCGAGGTCACGGTCGCCAAGCGTGACGGCACCACCAAGGTCGAGACGGCCGGAGCTGTCCTCGCCCGCTTCGCCGAGGCCACCATCGTCGCCATCGCCAAGACGGCTCGCAGCACCGGCACCCCGGCCGCCCCGACCGTCCCCGCAGGCCACTACGCCACCCCTTCCCGGACCGGCAACAACGACCTGGACTTCTGGGCCGTAGACGTCCCGACCGACGGCAAGTGGGCCGGGTACACCTTCGTCAGCCGGGTCATCGGCGGGCACGAGGACACCAGGGTCCGGGGGGCCGAAGCCCGCCAGGCCCTCGACGCCATCGCCGCCTTCGGCCCCCAGGACGCAGCGAAGGCCTACGGACGGGCCATCGGCCGCTGTGGCCGCTGCAACCGGCACCTCACCGACGAGACGAGCCGCACCCTCGGGCTCGGCCCCGAGTGCGCCCAGAAGGGCTGGTGATGTTGGCCCGCCCCCAGACGCACCCCAACCCCCAACGCAACCCCAACGACGGCCCCGGGCGAGAGCTCGGGGCCAAAGGAGACTCCCCATGACCCACGCACGCTGCCTCGTCGTCACGGACGACGGGGACTACGACAGGGCGCTCGCCCCGTTCGACTTTGAAGGCCCGGGGGCCGAGGCCCACTGGGACTGGTACGTGCTCGGGGGCCGCTACACCGAGCGTGCCCTGGTCACGGCCGACGGCACGATGGTCCTGCAATGCCGCCGGGCCGAGTTGAACGTGGAGGCGACCGGCCCCTGCTTCGCTGTCCTCACGAGCTCTGGCGAGTGGCACGAGAACCCCGACGCCTGGGGTGAGGGCCTGCCCGAGGGCAAGACGTGGCCCGAGACGTTCGCCAAGCTCGTGCTCGCCGAGAGCCCCGACGCCATCCTGTCGCTCGTGGACTTCCACTCATGAGCCTGACCCCAACCAAGACTTACACCGACCCGGAGGGCCGCCGCTACCGGGTGGGCGACCGCATCCGTCTCGTGTGCTGCACCGACCCGTACACCCACCTGGAGCCGGGAGCTCTCGGGACCGTCACGGGCGGCCACGTCTCCGCCGTGTTCCCGATGGCGCTCTACGTCCAGTGGGACTCCGGCAGCACGCTGTCGCTGTGCCCCGACGCCGGGGACCGCTGGGAGCCCGAGGCGAGGGTGGTAGACACCGCCGCCACCCCGCCGGTAACCTCCCCGGCCGGAGCCCAGACCTTGCCCCAGTCCACGCTCAGCGCCCCCAGCGCCGACGACGTCGCCCGAGCCTCACGGCTCTGGGATGACGCCCAAGTTCAGGCCCTCGCCCGCCGTGGCGTGGAGGCCGAGCTTGTGGACGGCCGCATCTGTCTGACCCGCCGGGCTGTAGAGCATCTGATGCTCACCCTCCCGGTCCTGCCAGTCGAGTCCGCCGTGGGCGCACGGCAACCGAGCGGCTGAGGTGGCGCCAGGGCGTCTCCGCCCTCTCTCTGATGCTGTGCGCCGGGCTGGCTGCCTGTCAGCCTGGCCCGGCCGTTCTCCGGGAGCTTCCCGGGCACGACGCCGACGGCCCTGACCTCGGGACGGCAGAGGCCATCCTGGCCGCCGTCGCCGAGGCCCAGGCCGCCCCTGTCCTCCGGGAGGAGAGCTCCCAGCCAGAGGCGCAACCTCCGCCGCCTACTGCCACTCCGGCAATCGAGGGGCCCGCTCCGCTTGACCTCCGCTGGATGGCTGACCTCACCCCCCACCAGCTGATCAAGGTCGCCTTCGCCGAGCTCGGCGCCGCCAACGTGGAGAAGGCCCTGTACGTCGCATGCCGTGAGGGCGGCCTCGACAAGGGGCGCAGCATGGTGAACGGCAAGCGGGTGGACCCGTGCGATCCCCGCTACCGGCTGGTGGACAGCCAACCCCCCCGGGGCCCGGCCTGCTCGGCCGACAACCCCACCAGCACCGCCTCAGGCCTGTTCCAGTACCTTCGGGGCTGGGCCGGATGGGGAGGGTACTCGTGGGCCGACATCGTGGGACCGGACTGTCTGACGGACGTGCTGATGACAGTGGCCGTGGTCAGGGGCCCGAGCGGCTGGGGCCCCTGGGAGTAGACGGGTGGCGGCAGGGCTACGCCACCTTCGACCTCGGCCGCCGAGCTCGGGCCGGGGCCGCCAGTCGCAAGATCGACCGTCTCGGCACCCGGGTGGACGGCCTCCTCGACCTGCTGCTGGCGTTGACCATCGGCGCCTGCGTCGGGGAGCTGTTGGCCGTCGCCCTGTTCGTCGCACTGGCGCTGTGGGGATGACACCGGAGGGAGAGCTCGCCACGGACGCCCTGGCCATCGCCCGGCTGACCCGCCTCGTCACCCACGACGTCATCTCCCAGGGCCCACGCCACGCCGTCATCCGCTGGGCCTACGCCCGAGACGGACGTGCCGGCGACTTGGCCGAGCTCGAGGAGTGGGGCGGCCCGGAGGAGGCTGTGGAGACGGACCGGAACCCGCCCAAGCTCGCTCGGCTGATCACGTGCCCGTGGTGTGCGGGCATGTGGGTCGCCCTCGGGGTGGTGGCGGCGAGACGAGTCGCACCTGGGCTGTGGCGTCCGCTGGCACGAGCTCTCGCCGCTTCGCAGGTCGCCGGGCTGGTGGCGAACCTGTGAGCGGCCCCGAGACGCCCGAGGTGGGCTCGGGGTGGGGGGCGCTCAACCAGGCCGCCCTTGACCGCATGGCCGCCGTCCGAGGGTGGCTGGACGAGTGCCTGTTCGGGGCTCGCACCCCGACGCCGGGGGAGCTGTCCCGCTGTGCAGGGCAGCTGCTCTACGCCGCCGGGGCTCTGCTGGACGCCTCCGCACTAGGCTCGCCTCCGGGGCCCGACGAGGCCCCAGACGCCAACCCAACGGAGGATGATCATGAGTGATACCGACCCGTTCTGCACGGGGCAGTACAGCTACTACGCCAACGCCAAGCTGCAGCCGGGCGCCGACATCGCCGGGCTGTTCCCGGCCGCCGCCGACGGCACGCCGTGGCCGGGCCGGGACACGGGCGAGACGCAGTGGGGCACCCTGTACCGCAACGCCGTGGAGGGCTTGTGGCTGCCGGTCTACATCCCCGAGGGATGCGACGGGTACGTGGCGGCAGTCGATCCGGTCACGGGCGACAAGCTCCCGAGCGTGGTGCTGTACGCCAACACGAACCACAGCGCCGTCGCCAACCGGCTCTCCCCGCACGGGGAGGCGCACAGCTCCCCCGAGGTCGATGCGGCACGCTTCGAGGAGGCGTGTGCGATCGGCCTGGAGTCGTGCACCTACACCTCCGGCTCGCCGTACGTGAAGGAGCTCGGGTGAGCACCTACCCGCACGTCTCGCTTGGCGACGCCTACGACGAGCGCCAGGACGCCCGCCAGCAGGCCCCCGAGTACCGGGAGCACCGGGGCGTCTCCCCCGAGGCCCAGGAGCCATCGGTGCACCAACAGCTCCGCCGCCTCGGCGACCTCGTGGACGAGGCCGAGAAGGGCATGGTGGGCCTCCTCGACGCCCGGGCCGGGCTGGAGAGTCGCATCGGCCCCGTCCTCAGCCAGGTCGAGCCGATCAACGGCACCGGCATGATCGGCACCCGGGTCGCCACCGTGGGGCCCCGATGCGGCCTCGCCGCCGAGATAGACCGGCAGTGCCTCAGGCTGGAGAGTCTGATCCAGGGCATGGACGTGGAGCAGCTACAGCTCCGGGGGCTCGCCCAGCGGGTAGAGGTCTGACAGTGGCTACGGTGGGGGCTCGTGGCCGGGCCCTCACCGTTGCTCGTCCGACACGACGTGCCTGGGGCCCCGGGTCAACCCCTGGGCCGCCTCCACTCCACCCGAGCTCTCGACGCCTCATGCTGGTGCAGCCCGTGCTGGGAGGGCATCTGGGTCGTGCACCACGAGACGTGCCCGGGCTGTCGTGGCTACGGCCTCCACGAGGAGCGTGGCCTTGTGTTCGACAAGCCGTGCCGGGAGTGCCGGGGGGTAGGGTTCTTCCCATGCGCCTCGCCCAAGGGTTCGCCTTCCTCGCCGCCGTCGTCGGTTACCTCGTGCTGTACCGGGCCCGAGCCCGAACGGGCAGGTAGCGGGGCGTAGACGCCCGGGGCTAACCCGTGTTAGCCTGAGGTCATGACACCTCAGCCCACAGCGGCCCCCGCCTGGTACGCCGCCGAGTTCCGCACGTTCGCCGTCCGCATCGGCCGCAACCACCGCCACTACCTGTCGGTCAAGCAACTGGTCGAGAACCTGGGCGGCCACCGCTCGCCCGGCTCTGGCGGCTACTTCACGGTCACCTGCCACCCCGGCCACGTTGGCACCTTCGAGGCTTGCGGCGCCCGGGTCACCGAGGCCGCCCGATGACTACGCACCTGCTCCCGCACGACGAGGCCCGAGAGGCCCGCATCGCCGCCCGTGTCGCCGCCCGAGCCGACCGGCCCACCCCCACCGGCCCCCGCACAGCTCCGTCCTGGCGGGCCATGCTGACCCTGGTCCGCACGCACGCCGGGCTCAACCCCCTCAACGCCTTCGCCCTCAGCGACAAGGCGTTCGCCGAGGCGCTGTGGACCGCTGGCGTCGGCCCCGAGCAGTGGAACACCATCGGCTACCTCGACCAGCAGGCCGCCATCGACGCCGAGTGCGAGACGGTCGCAGACGCCCTGATCGCAGCCGGGTACCGCATCACGCAGGGCCCCCGGGGCGGGCTCCGCTTCGAGCGCCGTGGCTGACGGGCTGCCCGGCCGCCCACGAGCTCTCCCCAACCCGCTCCCCCCGTCTCGCAACGACTGGTGGAAGGCCGGGGCCTGTGCGAACCACCGGCACCCGGAGTGGTTTACGGGCCCGTGCCACAACCCGGGCGGCCAGGGAGGCCGGGGCCCCCTCACCCGCAACGCCAACATGGCCCTCGTGGTTTGCGCCGCCTGCACGCAGCGCCGCCCGTGCCTCGCCGAGGCGCTGGAGTTCACCGAGCAGGTGGGCGTCTGGGGCGGCCTGACCGACCAGGAGCGCCGCCTGTACGAGCACGAGCGGGCCGTCATCCTCCGGGAGCGCTTCGGCTCTGCGTAAGATGCCGCCCGGTGGCACGGACCCGGGGGAAGCAGCAGCGTGACTTCGGCATCGTCGCCGCCGCTCAACGCATCAACCTCGCCGACAGGGCCGCCGCCCATAGGGCCGCCGCCGTCGCCCAACCCTGGCAGGCGGAGGCGTGGGAGGCGTATAACGAGGTCCCCGAGATCGGCGAGAGCCTGACCTACCGGGGCGACCTGATGGCGCAGCTGATCCTGTTCCCCGCTGTGGCCGACCCGGAGAACCCGGATGGCGACCCCATCCCCCTCGCCGACGAGAAGGTGGCCTGCCCCCCCGCCGTGCTCGAAGCGGCCACGGCAGAGCTCGCCCGTCTCCGCACGTGGGCTGGCGGCCAGGCCGAGATTCTGCGCCTCTACGAGATCAACATGCAGGTCGCCGGGGAGCTGTACCTGGTCGGCTACGCCCCCGACGGAGACGAGCCCGAGGAGTACTGGGCGGTCGCCTCGACGCAGGAGGTGAAGGAGCAGGACGGGGAGTACACGGTCCTGGCGAAGCCGGGCGACACCGAGGGCCGCAAGCTGACCGCCAACGACTACATCGAACGGTACTGGACCCGTCACCCGCAGTGGGCCGCTCTCCCCGACAGCCCGCTCCGCCGCCTCCGCACCGACACTCGGGCCGCCATCACCCTCAACGAGCAGGTGATCACCGAGGCGCTGTCGACGCTGCCAGCGGGCATGCTCCTCATCCCCAACGAGATTCAGTTCGAGTGGCCCGCCGGGTACACCCCGTCCGACAAGGACGCCGAGCGGAACCCGTTCGACGTCATGCTCGAGATGGCGATTCAGGACGGCATGGTGCCGGGGAGCTTCGCCAGCCAGTACCCGCTGACCGTCCACGGCGCCGCCGAGTTCTTGAAGGAGATCAGACGGGTCAGCCTCGCCCGTGAGGCCGACACCACCACGGAGGCCCGTCTCGCCGCCCGAGTGGACCGCATCGCCCGGGGCCTGCCGCTGCCTGTGGAGAAGGTCATGGGCCACCAGCAGACCACGTTCGCCAACGCCAAGCAGGTCGATCAGGACACCTTCGACGACTACCTGCGCCCGTCGGCCGTGTCGATGGTGACGGCCATCACCTACTGCTTCTACCAGCCGCACCTGATCGAGAACCCGGCCATCCCGGAGGACTGGCAGAAGCGCATCGTGGCGTGGTTCAACCCGTCTGCCCTGATCGCCGACCCGGACCCGGAGGAGAGCGCCGACTTCGGCGTGACCGAGGGCCTCGTGAAGGCGGCCAGCTGGCGAGCGAAGCGTGGCTGGACGGAGGAGGACGCCCCCGACGCCGAGGAGCTTCTGTTGCGGATGGCGTACCGCCGGGGTGCCATCGACCCGGGCCTGACCGCACAGCTCCTCCGTGACCTGGCCGCCGAGGTGGGCGTGGAGCTGAGCGTGGCCGAGACGCAGACGATCGCCGAGCAGAGCCCGCAGCAGGCCGCCGCTCTCCTGTTGAAGTGGCACCAGGCGAAGGCCCGTGGCGAGCCGCCCCCACATCTGACGCCCCGGCAGCCGCTGGCGCTGACGGCCGGGGCCACGACAGCGCCAAGGGTGATCGACGGAGGGCGAGAGCTCCTGGCGATTGACCAAGAGCTCCGGGTGCGGTGGCGGGCCGCCATGGACGCCGCCTTGGACCGGGAGCTGGAGCGGACAGCGAACAAGCTCCGCAACACCGCCCGCAAGCTCGGGGTGCTCAGCGCTCTGCAGGCTCGCCCCGAGGACGTCGCTCCTCTGCTCGGGCGAGCGGTGGTGGCCGCCGCCGGAGTGGAGTACGACTGGAGCCGTCTCCGACTCTCGTTCATGGGGCTTGGCCGCCGGGCCCAGGATCAGGCCGTGGATGCCGCTGGGCGCATCGCTGGGGGCTTCTCGACGGCCCAGCGGCAGACGCTGAAGCTGCGCCAGGCCGACGACCTCGGCACGGCGTGGAAGTGGGTCCAGCAGGCGATGACGGGCCTCGCCGATCTGCGCCTGTACGACCCGTCCACCGGCCAGTACACGGGGGTGGGCGAGAGCGACCCCACGAGCTTCATCCCGGCCGGGATGGTCCGCCAGGCGATGAACGTCGCCGGGGGGAGCCCGGTCCGGGTGCTCACCGACGAGACACTCCGGAACGGGGAGGCGTGGATCAGTGTCGGGGACCGGGTGGAGGGCATCGGCGTCGGGGAGCGCATCCGGGACGCCCTCGCCTCGGAGGGCGTGGAGGTCGTCCGGTACAGGTGGATCTACGGGCCCGCCATCCGCATGCACCCCTTCGAGCCCCACCAGCGCCTCGATGGCCTCGTGTTCGAGTCGTTCGAGGACGACCGCCTCGCCAACACCTACGGGTGGCCTGTCCGCTCGCACTTCCTCCCGGGCGACCACGGGGGCTGCGTCTGCGACGTGGAGCCGATCTTGGGCGCCCCACCCCCGGTCGAGGAGCCGCCCCCGCCGCCGCCCGTGCTCGGCAAGGAGACGGGCAAGGCCGTCCGAGGGTTCGACACGCCCCTGGAGGAGAAGCTCGCTCGCCGCTTCGCCGGGTGGCGCCGCCTCCGCAGCGTCGATCAGGAGCAGCTGGACGAGCTCAACGTGGCGTACAACGCCATTCGTCGCCACCCCAACTTCTCCGTGGCGAGCCCGACGGTGGAGACGGTCGCCAAGACGTTCCGGGGCCAGTTCAAGACGTTGCAGCTGACCAAGACTCGGGCCAAGACGCTCCTCACGACGACGCCCGAGAACCTGAACCCAACCCAGCTGGACGGCATCCTGGGAGACGCCACCCGCCTCGGCCTCGACCCGCAGGACATCGCCGACCAGGGGCTGGTGGTCGTAGCCAAGGTCGGCGACCGGGAGGTCGTAGCGTTCGGCTCCGAGCACCTGTGGGCCGCTCTCGAGCGTGGCGCCGCCGAGGAGTTCTACCCCAAGGTCCTGTACTGGAACGCCAAGATCGACGTGCCGCCGGGCGCTGACCTGGAGCGCCTGTTCCACGCCGACGACCTGACCCGTGTCCGCCAGGCCGCCGCCCGTGAGGCGAAGGCGACCCGTCTCGCCCTCGGCCTGGACGAGCCCACAGGCAAGGCCACGCCGGGCGCCAAGACGTCGGGCCTGGCAGCTCTCCCCCCGGCCGACCGGCCCGCCGCCGCCGCCGAACAGTTCGCCAAGCGCTGGGGCCGGGGTGGCGTCGGGGGCACCAACGTGGACACCAAGGGCGCCTTCACGGGCATGTCGACCCGGGTCGCCAACGACGTCACCGACGAGCTCGACCGGATGATGCGAGCCCACCCCGTGACCGCCGGCAAGCTCCGCTCCGTCCACACCGTCAAGCTCGGGAGCAACACGCACGCCCAGGCCAATCAGGCCACCCGGGAGCTCACGTTCAACAGCCAGTTCTACGGCTACGGCAAGGAGAAGCGTTTCCAGGAGACGTGGGAGGCGTGGAACCACCAGCCGGGCTCGGGGTGGAGCGCCTACGTGGAGGGCGCCGCCGAGCGCAAGATCACCCACGCCCGGTACACGACCACCCACGAGTTCGGCCATCACATCGACTACACCGCCCGAGACAAGCTCGGCGAGGACGCCTGGGATCAGCTCGTGCAGGACACCATCGAGGCCGACTGGCGCCGGGTGCGGGGCACCAAGGGCAAGCTCCGCCGGACCCAGGAGCGGAGCAGGGGCCGGGCGAAGCTGCCGCCGGAGATGGCCGCCCACGTCAAGGAGCATCTGTCCACGTACGCCACGACTAACCTCCGGGAGGTCATGGCTGAGGTCGTCGCCGAGGCGACCCTGTCCCTCAACCCCCGGCCTCTCGCCACCGCCCTGTACAAGCTCCTGTTGAAGCACGCAGAAGGAATCGCATGACGAGTCTCGGCCCGCCGATCTGCATGAGCTGCGCCCGGATGGCCCGGGGACCTAATGCCGCCGTCGGGACGTGCGAGGCGTTCCCGGAGGGCATCCCCGACGACATCTGGCTCGGGGGCTACGACCATCGGCTGCCGTACCCGGGCGACGAGGGCGTCCTGTTCTCGCTGGCCCTCAGCCCCGACGCCGCCGCCGGGCTGGAGGCCTACGACGACTCGGGCCGGGCCGGGTCCGCCCAGATCGGCTACAAGGTCCCTCCCTCCTGACCGACGCCGGGCGTATGCTCCCGGTCATGCCTCCGCAGCTTGCCCCTGCCCCGTTCCCTCTCGTCCGTCAGGCTGGCGCCGCCTGGGAGGTGCACGCAGGCGACGACGTCCTCGCCGTGCGAGACACCTACCCGGAGGCTGTCGCCTTCCTGGCTGACCTGGCCGCCGACGAGGGCGCCCCAACACCGAGCTCTGACGGCCTGTTGCCGGAGACGTGGACGGGCGAGGTGGCCATCGCCTACAACGAGCAGCCCGACCCGGAACGTGACTTCACGAACGTCAAGTGGGGGTGGCGTGACCCGGAGGCGAGCCTGGTCCCGCTCATGTTGCAGACCAGCACCGAGATGGGCCACTTCGGCGCCGAGCTCGCCGGGTTCATCCAGTCGTTCGAGCTGACCGGGACGGGCGAGCCGAACGCCACCGGCCGCTTCTACGACACCGAGGCTGGGCGCACCGCCCGGGGCCTGTTGCTCGGGGGCCGCAAGTTCGGCGTGAGCGTGGACCCGGACAGCGACACGACCGCCGACTACATGTGCATCGAGGAGGACGACGACGGGTTCTGCCAGGCGGCCATGTGGAGCTTCACGTACTACAGCATCGCCGGGCTGACCATGACGCCGTTCCCGGCCTTCGCCCGAGCCAACATCGTTCTGGCCGGGGCCGAGACGGCCGACAGCTCCGCCCCTGAGGACACCGTGGAGGCCGCTCTGGAGGGCCTCGTTGCTGCGAGTGCAGCCCGCCCGGACCGGCGTGCCCGACCGCCCAAGGCGTGGTTCACGATGCCGGAGCCTGAGTTCGGCGACCCGCTCCTCGTGCAACAGGACCTCGCTGGGGAGCGGTGGGGCGTGCCCCTGACCATCACCGAGGAGGGCCACGTCTTCGGCCACCTGGCGCTGTGGGGCGAGTGCCTGCGGGTAGGCCGGGAGGACGTCTGCATCCAGCCGCCCGACAGCGCCCGGGCTTACGCCGAGTTCATGGTCTGCTCGACCCGCACCGCCGAGGGAGAGCTCGTGGCGACGGGCGCCATGGTGGTCGGCTGCCCGCACTACCCCGTCTCGGGCGTGGACCGCTCCCACCCGTCGGTCGTGCGTGACTACTACGCCGAGGCCGGGCTGGGCTGGGCTGACGTGCGAGCGAGCTCTGGGGCGTTCGGCCCGTGGATCACCGGCCGGGTCCGCCCCGACGTGACCCTGGCGCAGCTGTCCGTCTTGCAGAGCGTCCCGCCCTCAGGCGACTGGTCGTTCTCCCCGGAGGACGGGGGCCTGGAGCTGTGCGCCATCCTGTCCGTCAACAAGCCCGGCTACCCGGTGCGCCGTGAGGCCATCGCCGCCGCCGCTCTCCCCGCTGACAGCCTCGCCGACGGCGCCTCCGTCGCAGCGCACCTGGTCGGCCGGACGGTCATGGCGCTGACCGGCGCCAACAGGGTGCGTCCGTGCCCCGAGTGCAACCAGAGGCACGCCGCTGCCCAGACGGCCACCAGCCGGGAGCTCGCCGCTCTCGCACGCATCGAGGCCCTCCTCCGGACCATCGACCGGCGCACCCTCCACTTGAACGGCGCCGCCATGCAGACGGCCCGGGCCCGTCTCTTTCCCCCGACCATCCGTGACTGACCGCTCCGGCATGGTGTACCTTCCCCGCTGACACCGAGCAGGGGGGCGCATAGACGCCCCCCAGCCGAGCGCCGGGCAGCACAGCTCCCGGGACTCCTGCTCCGTTCGCCGTCTCAACCGACCGCTGACGCAAACAGGAGATTCCCATGCAGGTGCTGACCGAGCTTCTGGCCCGTGTGGCCCAGGGCCTCACCGAACTGACCGACGAGGAGCTGGCGCTCCTCCTGGACGAGGTTGTCTCCGAGGCTCTGGCCCTCGCCGAGACGGACGACAGCGACGAGGCGTTGACGCTGGTGCAGCAGGCCGTGGAGGCCCGCACTGCGATCGTCGCCGAGCAGACGCAGCGTGCAGCTGACGCCGACGGCCGGGCGACCCGGGCCGCCGACCTCATCGCCGCCCTCAACGCCGGGCCCGACGACGACCCGGAGCCCGAGCCGGAGCCGGAGCCGGAGGAGCCCGAGGCCGAGGCGGCCGAGGCCACCGAGGCGGAGATCGCCGAGGTTGTCGCAGAGGCCGAGGAGGTCGTGCAGGAGGCCCTGGAGCCTGTTGCGGCGAGCTCTGCCCCTGTGGTGTCCCGTGTGGCAGCCCGCCGCCCGGCCAGCCGGGCCGTCTCCCGTGCGCAGGCCCGCCCGGCCCGCCAGGTCGGCTCCGTCGCAGAGTGGGGCCTCGTGGCCTCCGCCAACGCCCCCGGCACGGTCAACGCCGGAGCGCCCGTCCGCACCGAGGTGGAGCTCGCCGACATGTTCCTGGAGGCTTGGGCCGCCAGCGAGAGCTACCGGGGCCCGTCCACCTACATCAAGCTCGCCCGTGCAGGCCAGCTCGCCTCTCCCCGCACGTTCGGGGCGGCCCGCTTCCTCGACCGGGACGAGACGGGCAACGGCCGCAAGATCAGGGACGTGACGAGCGCCGAGGCCATCACGGCCGCCGGGGGCATCTGCGCCCCGGTCGAGGTGCGCTACGACATCCCCTTCGTCGGCTCGACCGAGCGCCCCGTCAGGGACGCCCTCGTCCGCTTCGGCGCCGACCGTGGTGGCGTCCGCACCATCCCGCCGGCAGTCATGAGCGAGTTCGAGGCTGGCGTGGACCTGTGGACCGAGGCGAACGACGTCAACCCCACCGACCCCACGGTCAAGCCGTGCCTCGTCATGACCTGCCCCGAGGAGGAGGAGACGGTCGTTGACGCCATCACCAAGTGCTTGGAGATCGGCAACTTCCGGGCCCGGTACTTCCCCGAGCAGGTCGCAGAGTGGACCCAGATGCTGTCCGTCTGGCAGGCCCGCTTCGCCGAGCAGAACCTGATCACCCAGATCGCCGCTGGCTCGACCGACATCTCCGTCGGCCAGGTGCTCGGCACGGTCCGGACGATCCTGGCCTCGCTCGCCCGGGAGATCGCCGCCGTGCGGTACCGCTACCGGATGCCTCGGAGCTTCCCCCTGCGCCTCCTGTTCCCGGAGTGGATCTACGAGAACATGAAGGCCGACCTGATCCGGCAGATGCCGGTCGGGACGCTCGAGGAGACGCTGGCCGTCGCCGACAGCACGCTGGATCGGTTCTTCGCCGCCCTCAACATCCGCATCACCCTCATGAAGGAGGGCGAGACGGGCCAGGGCTTCGGAGCGCAGGGCGACGGGACGCTCAACCCGTGGCCGTCCACGGTCATCGGCTACATCTTCCCCGAGGGCACGTGGCTGTTCCTCGACGGGGGCACGCTGGACCTGGGCATCTACCGGGACAGCGGCCTGATCGAGACGAACGATTACCGCATGTTCTCGGAGACGTTCGAGGCCGCCCACTTCCACGGGCAGTTCTCCCACCGCTTCATCTTCGACATCTGCCCGGACGGCTCGGCGTCGGCTCTGATCGACATCGACCCGTGCACGCTGGGTAGCTGACCCAAGGCGAGACGGCCCCGGGGGACCAGAGCTGGAGGGCTCCCCCCCGGGGCCGACCCGTACCCGCCGACCGCCAGGAGGCCTGAGTGGCGCAGTCGCAGACCAACATCACTGCCATCCCCGCCGACCCGCCCCGATACGGCCTGATCCAACAGCTCCTCCGTGACACCCCCGACGAGCTCCGGGACCGCTTCGTGCAGGGCTGGACGTTCCTGCCGGAGGGCTGCGACCCGTCTGGCGCCGAGCCGGTCATCTGCGCCACCTCGACGGCTGAGGTGGACGGTGGAGACGGCCCGGCCGTCATCGCCGGGCAGCCCGTTTGGCTGTGGGCGGAGGACAGCTGCTCCACGTTCGGCTTCATGAGCCGAGACTGGAACGGCCGGGTCCGCCGGGCTCTCGACGCCAAGCAGTCGTACGACCTCGCCCGGGAGCTCTGGGAGGGCGTCGCCAGCCAGATCGGCGGGCTGGGCAACATGTACCTGAGCGCCCCGGACGCCAACATCGTCACGTCAGGCGCCTTCGCTGTGGCCAAGGGCGTCGGCTGCCTGGAGGCCGCCCTCGCCACCGGCCTCGCCGGGCAGCCCGGCCTCATCCACATCACGCCCCAGGCGCTCATGCACCTCGTCACCATGAACGCTGTCCGCTTCGACTCCGGCACGTGGCGCACCCCGCTCGGGACGGCCGTCATCGCCGACGCCGGGTACTCGGGCGCCGGGCCCGGCAACGAGCCCGCCGGGGACACGCAGTGGGCCTACGCCACGCCGATGATCCGGGTGCACCTCGCCGAGGTCATCGTCCGCCCGAGCTCGACCGACGACCGGGAGCAGCTGGCCGCCGCCATGAACATCGGCACGAACCTGATCACCGTGCGGGCTGGGCGTCTCGCACAGCTCGTGTGGGCGTCCGAGTGCGTCCACGCCGCCGCCGAGCTCGACCTGCCGGTGTGCGGCTACGGGACGGGCTCGTGAGCGACGTCTCCGCCAGCGACCTGTCCTCCACCGACCGTGGGGGCGTGCTCGAGAACGACCTCACCATGGACGAGCAGGGTGGGGGCGGAGGGGGCTGCCCGCCGGGGGAGGAGTGTCTGCCCGACGACTTCATTGACCCTGACGACTGCCCGGGCTGCCCTGATGGGGAGGAGTGCCTCCCGTCCAACTTCGTGGAGCCCTGCCCCGAGGGCCAGGAGTGCCTGCCGTCAGACTTCATCGACCCGGACGACTGCCCGGGCTGCGTGGGCGACTACGTGCCTTTCTGTCTCAACGAGAACGCCGACGACGTTGACACGCTGATCCTGGCGCTGACCCCGTTCGCCTACTACCCCATGGACGACGCCTCGGGGCTGATCCAGGACGCCTCGGGCAACGGCAACCACGCCACGGCCGCCCAGGGGACCGCCGCCTACGCCCAGGCGCCGATCACCTCCAAGGTCGGCAACTCGATCCGCTTCGACGGGCAGGGCTTCACGATCCCCAAGCCTCAGGCGACGCTGGGCGGTGGGGCCGCCTGGTCGTTCATCTGGCTCCAGCTCATCACCGTATGGCACGGCACCGGCTCGACAGCCGAGGCGCCCGTCCCCTTCGGCGTATCTCAGTCCTCCAACAGTGACGCCCTCACGCTCATCCTCGCCGGGGGCGACCTGTACGTGATCTTCGCCCAGGATGGCGCTCAGAACTACGCCAGCTACTTCCCCGAGGCCGACCTCGTCGGACGTGTGGCAGTGATCGCCCTCGTGTGCAACGGGGACAACCAGCCGCAGATGTACGTCGATGGCGTCCGCTGGGGTGCCACTCAGACAGCGGGCGCAGGCTCGGGAAACGATCTTCGCATCGGCTCTATGAGCGACGGCTTCTGGGGCCACTCCGATATGCGGATGTCGAACCTCGCCTCGTTCGACCGGGGGCTCACCCACGCCGAGGTTCTGTCCATCACCGAGGCCCTGCACGACGCCGCCTCCCTGGCGGCCTGCCTAGTCCCCTGACCGCCTACCGACCACCCAACGTGACGGCCCGCCCGCCACGTGCCATAGTCCCGAAACCACCAAACACGCCATCAAGGAGTGACCTGTGCCCGAACATTGCTTGCCCCAGGTCCAAGCCATTGCGATGCGGGTGACTGCGCTCGACCTGTCGGGCGTCCCGCTTCCGGGCACGGACACCATGATCGTCAGCAACGCCCTGTCGTCGCTGGCCGTCTCGCCCGTCTACACCGACGGTGACGAGATCGAGGAGAAGGGCGCCAACGGTGGCGTCTGCGTGAACTACCGGAGCGCCGACACCTTCAAGCGCCTCGACCTCACCCTCACCCTGTGCACCCCTGACCCGTACCTGGAGGCCGCCATCTCCGGCGGAGACGTCCTGGAGGCCGGGGGCCTCGTGGGCTTCGCCGCCCCGCCGCTGGGCATCGTGACGGGTGCCGGTGTGAGCATCGAGCTCTGGGCTCTCCGCATCGACAACGGCGCCCTGGACGTGGACTCCCCGTACGCCTGGCACGTCTACCCGAGGGTGCAGAACCTGCGCCTCGGCGACTACACCCATCAGAACGGCGCCCTGCTGCCCGTGTTCTCGGGGCAGGCCGTGGAGAACCCCAACTGGTTCGACGGCCCGGGCAACGACTGGCCCGCCACCAGCGACCGGGTGCACCAGTGGATCGAGACTGCGAGCTACCCGACGCCTGTCTGCGGGTACACCGAGCTCGTCGCCAGCTAGACCTGTCCCAGAGCTCCGGCCCGGGCCCAAACGCCTCCCGGGCCGGAGCTCGTGACCGTGGGAGACTGAGACGATGCCGGGCACCTGCGCACCCTGGGCGACCCTCGCCGACGTCTGCTCGCCCTGCGACGACTACGAGTTCGACGCCGGGCTGCTCGGCGACACACTCCAGTGGGCCAGCGACATCCTGTTCAACCTGACCAAGCGCCGCTGGTCCGGGAGCTGTGAGCAGACGGTCCGCCCGTGCACGGGCCTCGACCGCTACCGCTGGGCGCCGACCGGCCAGTACTTCTGCGGTTGTTCCACGTGGAACAGCTGCGGGTGCTCGACTTGGAGCGAGCTGATCCTGCCCGTGTACCCCGTCACCGAGGTCACGGCCATGATCGACGGCGTGGCCGTGGACGCCGCCCGCATGCGGATCGATGACGGCTTCAAGCTCGTGTGGCTGCCCGACGAGACGGACCCGGGCTCCCGGCAGGGGTGGCCGTGCTGCCAGCGGGTAGACGCCCCCCCGACGGAGGAGGGCACGTACGAGCTGACGATCACCTACGGCGAGGAGCCGCCCATCGGGGGCGTCATGAGCGCCGCCATCCTCGGCTGCCAGCTCGCCCTCGGCTGCCAGCCCGAGACGATCGGGGCGTGCCGCCTCCCCAAGCGGGTGACCGCCATCACCCGCCAGGGCGTGACGGTGGCCGCCGTGCTCGACCCTCTGGAGCTGTTCGCCAAGGGCCTGACGGGGCTCCCCGAGGTGGACCTGTGGGTGCAGTCCGAGAACCTGGGGCAGGCGTCCAGGGGGGCGACGATCTTCCAGCCCGGCCAGCGGACCCGACAGTCGTACCGGCGCCCGGGGAGCTTCTGACCGGGAAAGTTTCCGCATCTGGGCAGGTTCGGGGGCGTAGACGGAGCGGCTAATCGCTGTTAGTCTGGACCTGTCGCAAAGAGCTCCCGCCCCCGGCCCGTAACGGAGGCCGAGGCACCACCCGGTCGGTAACGCAGACCGGGAAGGGGGCTCCGAGCGGCCCGACCCCGAGGGGCGGCAGGGACGCCGGATGCAACTGCCTGCGTGACCCGCCCCGGGGGGCCGGACCCCAACCCAGCACGAGGCCAGGAGGCCCACCATGAGCAAGACCCAGCCCACCCTCACCATCACCGTCCCCGGCCGCTTCCTCATGGCGGAGGCCCCCAAGGGCGCCAAGGTCGTCAAGCCCGGCACCCGCCAGTCCACGGTCGAGTTCACCTCGGCGCAGCTGATCGAGTTCATGGCGAAGGCGGCCCACTTCGCCAACCACAAGAACTTCAGCCCGGTCCCGGCCGACCTGTGGCCGGTCATCGACTCGGCCCGCAACACGGTCAAGGCGCTCGACGCCAACGCCGCTGTGGCGGAGTTCCTCGGCATCCAGGGCCCCGTCGTTCCCCGGACGGCCCCGGCCCCCGAGGTCATCGAGGTCCCCGAGTCGATCACCATCGTGGTCGAGACGCCGGACCCGGCCCCCGAGGTTGGCGACATCGACCCGGTCGCAGTGAAGCGGGCTGCCCGCAACGCCGCAGCCCGTGAGCGCCGTGCAGCCAAGAAGGCGAAGGCGAACGCCTGACCCTCAGGGGGGGAGACCTCGCCGGGTGCGGGAAACGCCCCGGGGCAGGAAGGCTCCCCCCCACCTGGTCCAAGCAGCGCCCCCCGTCCACACCAGGGCCGGGGGGCGCTCTGCGTTCTCGGGGCCGCTAACCCCGGTAACGTCTGGCGCCATGCGCATCGCCTACATCGGCAACTTCACCCGCCCCTGGTGCACCGAGGTCCACGTGGCCGCCGCCCTCACCGAGCTCGGCCACAGCGTGGTCCGTCTCCAGGAGAACCGCACCCAGCTCGACCAGCAGACCAAGGCCCTGCTCCACGGGGGCAACCGGCCGGGCCGCCTCGGGCAGGCGCCCCCGGACCTGTTCATCTGGACTCGCACGTGGGGCGTGCCGCCCGCCCAGGCGAACGGGATGCTGGAACAGCTGCGGGCCGCCGGGGTGCCCATCGTGTCGTTCCACCTGGACCGCTACCTCGGCATCGAGCGTGAGGGGATGGTGGACTCGGAGCCGTTCTTCCGGACGGACCTCCTGTTCACGCCCGACTCGGGCGACTGGGCCGCCCACGGTGTGCGGGCCCACTGGATGCCGCCGGGGGTGGACCGGGCCGAGGCCAACGCCGTGTACCGGCCGAACCCCAAGCGGTGGCCGTGGAAGGTGGTCATGGTCGGGAGCTTCCCGTACCCGCACCCCGACTGGCACCCGGTACGAGCGGAGGTCGTCTCTCATCTGAGAGCCCGTTACGGAGACGCCTTCGCCGTGCTGCCCGCCGATCAGGGGGGCCGACCGATCCGCAACGCCGACCTGGGGGAGCTCTACGCCACCGTGCCGGTGGTGGTGGGCGACAGCTGCTGGGCCGGGATGGCCGACGACCCGGGCGGCTACTGGTCCGACAGGGTGACCGAGACGCTGGGCCGGGGCGGCTACCTCATCCACCCGCACAGCGCCAAGCTCGCCGAGATGTACCCCGACCTCGCCCTCTACAGCCTGGGCAACATGGACGAGCTCGGCACGCTGATTGACGAGGTGCTGGAGCCCCCGAACGACCTGATCGCTGCCGCTGTGGCGAGGGCCCGGGTCCGCAACAGGGAGCTCGTGCTCGGCCGGGACACCTACGCCCACCGCATGGAGGAGCTTCTGGTCACAGCGATGGACGCCGCCCAGATCAGGGAAGCGTCCCGGCCTGTGCCGCCAGCCCCTCCGCCGAGGGCCCTGAGGAGGGCCCCTCGTGTGCCGGAGAGCCCCGAGGTCGCCGCCGCTGCCCAGACGGTCACTGGCACCTACCGGCCCCGCAGGCTGCGTCATACGTTCCGCTGGGCTGAGGGCGTCTCCGACAGCCACGCCGTCAAGGAGGTGTGGGACAACGACGACTACGGGATGGCCGGGCTTCCGCTGGCCGGGGCGACCGTCATCGACGTCGGCGCCAACCTGGGCGCCTTCTCCGTGCTGGCGGCCATGCTCGGCGCCCGAGACGTGCACGCCTACGAGCCTCACCCGGAGACGTTCGCCTGCCTGCTCGAGAACGTGGCGGCCTGCAGGGTGGCGAACAGGATCACGTGCCACAACCACGCCGTGGGGGGCTGGGCCCGGGTGGATGCGCTGGTGGGCTCTGGGGGTGGCGCTCACATCGGGGCCGGGGTGGACGGGCCCGAGGTGGCTGTGCTCGACATCTCGGCCGTGCTGGAGCCGGTCCAGGGGGAGGTCGTTCTGAAGCTGGACTGCGAGGGCTCCGAGTACGAGATCATCGACGGGCTGGCCGACGCTGACTGGGCGAAGGTCAAGGCGGTGGTGATGGAGTGGCACGGGCCCGGCATGCCCCACCTGGCCCACATCGACCTCGACCGCTGGGGGCCGATGGTCCAGCGTCTGGCCGACCACGGGGCGTTGACGATCAAGGGCCACCCGCATCTGGGTGGGCTTCTGTGGTGCAGGAGGTACTGATGCTGGGGCGTGTGGCGCTGGTGAAGGTGCGGGCGACCGCCGAGAGCGTGGATCCGGAGACGGGGGTGCGCCGCTTCTGGCGGATCGAGTCTCGCCGGGCGCACCTGGAGGAGACCATGGTGGGGCAGATGGGCGGTTGGCCCGAGATGGTGCTCTCCCTGGGCGTGGCCAGCTTCTACCAGGCCTCGGGCGTTACGCCCGACTGCACGTTCGCCTGGGCGGAGGACGAGGCCACCTTGGCCGAGCACTTCCCCTGGCACGAGGAGGGCTGATGATGCCTGTACTGATGGAGCGTGACCGACGAGGAGCTCCAGGCGATGGGCGACTACTGCATGGCGCTGCTGGAGGAGGGAGGCCGGGTCGAGGAGGTCTACTGGCTGCTGGTGGAGGCCCGGGAGAGGGGGAGCTGGCGTGGACCCTCTGATGATCGTGAGCCCCCACCTGGATGACGCCGTGCTGTCCTGCGGGCAGCTGATGGCCGGAAGGCCCGACTGCGTGGTGGTGACCGTGTTCGCCGGGGCGCCGCTCAACGTGCAGACCACCCCCTACGACGAGGCGTGCGGCTTCCGGGACAGCGACGAGGCGCTGACGCTCCGCCGGGACGAGGACGCCGAGGCGTGCGCCCGTCTCGGGGCGACACCGATCCATCTGGACTTCCCTGACGGCCAGTACGAGCCCAAGCAAGAGCTCCTGTTCCACATCACCGACAAGCTCCTGCGGACGTGGGAGGCGCTGGGGCGCCCCCCAGTGCTCGGCCCGGCCGGGCTGATGCACCCCGACCACGAGCAGGTCGCCGCCGCCTGCATCAGGGCGTTCGGCTGGCAGGCCCGCTGCCCGGAGCTGTACGTCTACGAGGAGCTTCCCGCCCGGGTGCTGTGGCCGGAGAGCGTGGAGCCCGCTCTGACCCGCTGGGAAGTGGGCACGGTGCACCATTACGCCCCGGGCTTCCTCGGCACCGGGTCCAAGGTCCGCAAGGCGGCCGCCATCAGGGCCTACCGTAGCCAGATGCCTCAGATCGCCCCGCTGGGGGATGGCGCCGGGCGGACGTGCCTGTTCGTTCCCGAGCGCTACTGGAGGCCGTCATGATCCGGCTCAACGTGGGCTGCGGGCTCGACGTGCGAGACGGCTGGGTCAATGTCGATCTTGGCTCGTGGGACTACGACCCGGAGGGGCCCGACGCCGACCTGGGGCCCCGGCTCGTGCTGCCGCCCGGGGTGCTCTACGCCGACGCCGCCGAGGACCTCGGGGAGTGGCACGGCCGGTGCGAGACGGTCCTGCTCAACCACGTCCTCCACATGCTCCCCTACGACCAGGCCGACGTGGCGCTCGACCAGTGCGCCCGATGCCTGGCGCCGGGGGGCGAGCTCGTCATCGTGGAGGCAGACGTCCTGGGCGTCATCGGTGGGCCGAGGGCCAACTGGCCTGTCGCCGAGCTCGTCGCCGACGACGTGGAGCCGACGGTGCAGGGCAAGTTGCTCCGGTGGGCCGTCTGGCACGGCACCCGCCGCTCGCTGTGGAGCGTGGAGAGCCTGATCGAGCGGCTGACCCGCCGGGGCCTGGAGGCCGACGAGACGGAGGCCATCTGGGGCCGGGAGGCCGAGTCGTTCGCCGTGTTCGGGGCCCGGCCCGAGTGAAGGTCGGGCTCGTCGTCCGGGCGGACAACCGAGGCCTCGGGAACGTGACGTGGGAGGCCGCCCGCCACCTCGACGTAGACCGCATCCTCATCGTTCGCATGGGGGGCTCCCAGGCGTTCGGGGGCTGGCACCCGGAGCGGTACGAGGGGCTGGCCCGCTGGGTGATCACGCTGCCGTTCGACGGCCACCAGCTCGACAAGCGCCACGTGGTCAACTGGCTGGACGGCCTCGACGTGGCGTACAGCGCCGAGACGTTCTACGACTGGCGGATGGTCGAGTGGGCCCGAGAGCTCGGCGTGGGGACCGTCTGCCACGTGATGCCCGAGTTCTTCAAGCACCACCGGCAGAAGGACTTGCCGCCACCGACGGCGTGGTGGGCGCCGACGCCGTGGCGTCTCGACCAGCTGCCGAACAGCACCCGGCTGGTGCCGGTGCCGGTGGCGCTGGACCGCTTCCCCGACGCCTACGAGCCGTACACGGGCGGAGAGCTCCGGGTGCTCCACCCGGCCGGGAAGCTCGCCATGGCCGACCGGAACGGCACCCGTCTCCTGCTGATGACGCTGCGCCGAGCGAAGCGCCCGATGACCGTGACGGTCCTGAGCCAGGACGGGCAGGTGCCCGCCTACCGGCAGGTCACCCGGCACATCACCCTCGACGTGGTGAAGGGCGACCGGCCGCACTACTGGGACGGCTACTACGGCCACCACCTGTGCGTCATTCCCCGCCAGTACGGAGGGCTGTGCCTGCCCGCCCAGGAGGCCGCCGCCGCCGGGCTGCCGCTGATGATGACGGACTGCTCGCCGAACGACTGGTACCCGGCCGAGCTCCTACCGGCCACGCTGACCGGAGCTGTGGGCGCCCCCTGTGGGCCGCTGGCCACGTACCGGCCCGACCCCATGAAGCTCGCCGCCCGTCTCGACGCCATCACCGCCGACGAGCTCGGGGACCTCGCATGGCAGTCGTTCGCCTGGGCCCAGGCCCACTCGTGGGAGGCGCTGCACGAGCTCTGGCTCGCCGAGCTCGCTCTGGCCGCCGGGTGATCGACGCCTTCGCCAGCCTGCCGCACTACGCAGAGCACCTGCTGCCCGTCTGGGAGGCGCTCCCGGAGGGGGCCCGAGGGACGTTCTGGAAGGCCGGGCCGTACATGGCTGACCAACCGGGCAGCAACCTCCCCAACGGCCGTCTCCGGGCAGTGGGGGCCGCCACTCCGGGCAACCTCGTGATGGTGGCCTCCGCCGGGGACACCCAACAGCTCCCCGGCCGCCGCTTCGTGCTCGTGGAGCACGGCGCCGGGCAGACCTACGAGGGCATCCGGTCCCGGTCGTACTCCGGCTCCCACGGGTGGGACGACGCCGTCCTGTTCCTCACGCCCAACGAGACGGTCGCCGGCAGATGGCGAGCCCGCTACCCGGCCGCCCGGGCTGTCGCCGTGGGCTGCCCCCGTCTCGACTTCTGGCACCGCAACCGGGCCGCCCGGCCGATGACGGTCGCCGTCACGTTCCACTGGGACAACCCGCTGCTGCCCGAGACGAGGTGGGCGTTCCCGCACTTCAAGGCCGGGCTGGAACAGCTCCGGGACGACTGCGCCGCCCTCGGCTACGAGTTGATCGGCCACGGCCACCCTCGGGCGTGGGGCATGCTGTCCCGCTGGTGGGGGGCGTTCGGCATCACCCCAGCCGAGAGGTGGCACATGATCGCCGGGTGCGAGGCGCTGATCGGCGATAACACCAGCGCCCTCCCCGAGTTCGCCTCCCTCGGCAAGCCCGTCGTTTGGATGAACAGCCCCAAGTACCGCCGGGACGTGCACCACGGGGGCCGCTTCTGGGAGTGGCCCGCCGGTCAGCCCCAAGCGGACGGGCCGGGAGAGCTCCGGGGAGCTCTGGTGCGGGCCCTGTACGGGGAGGGGGAGGAGAGCCGACGGCGCATGGTGCGGAGCATCTACTGTGCGACGGACGGGCACGCCGCCGAGCGTGCCGCAGCCGCCATCCTGGAGGTCCTGTGAACCCGTACGCCAGCCGCCCCGACCAGGCCCCCCGGATGTCCGTCCCCGAGACGGAGAGCAAGATGGACCAGCTGCAGCGCCGCCTCCGGCAGCTGGGCGCCACCGGGGAGGAGTCGCTGGCGCTCCTCGAGCACTGGTATCAGGACACCGACGACTGGGGCGACGAGGACCGGGCCCGCATCATGCGCTCGTCGGACACGGCTCTCCGGGCGATGATCGTGCAGGTGCGGAAGGAGTGGGCTGATGCAACCGGGTGACCGCCTGTTCGCCTGGTGCCAGGCGGTCATGGACGCCTTGGAGGCGTGGGAGATCGCCAACACCGAGGGGTGGCTGCTCCCGGCCCGCCGGGTGATCAGCCACGGGGCGCCCGCCTGGGACTGCGAGCTTGTCGCCGTGTGGGCCGAGGGGACCATCGGCTACGAGGGCGACGTGAGCCTCCCGACGTCAGGCCCGCTGTCGCCGTCGGCGCCTCGCTCGATGCGGGTAGCCACGCTGGGCGTCACCATCGTCCGCTGCGACCTCAGCGCCGCCGAGCTCGACCTGCGAGGAGGGGAGGCGGAGCTCCCGTCGGCCGCTTCCGTGACGAACACGGCCCAGCTGACCTACCAGGACCAGGCGCACGTGATGAACGCCCTCCTGGCGAAGGATCAGAGCGCTGGCCGCCCGTTCGGCGTGCACCAGTGGTCGCCGAACGGGTGGGCGCCCGAGGGCCCCGACGGGGGGCTCGCCGGGTCCACGCTCCGCATCAACGTGGCTCTGGTGATCCCGGTCGCCTGATGGCGCTCAAGGGGAGCTTCGCCGGGCACGTCGTCATCGACAACCGGGCGCTGAACCAGGTGCTCCACGGCGCCTCCGGCCCGGTGGCGAAGGCGCTCCTCGTGGCGGGGGACATCGTGAAGGCCGGGGCCCGACGCCGGGTGGGCGTCTACAAGCGTGCGCCGGGCGACCCGCTTCCCCGCTCGGGAGGCCGCCGACCGGGCACCCTCCGGGACAGCATCGTGAAGCGCCTCGTCGTCGGCGGGCCCGAGGGCGTCAAGGTGCTGGTGGGCTCTGAGGACCCCATCGCCCTCCTCCACCACGAGGGGACCATCCCCCACAGGATCACCGCCCGCCGCAAGCCGTTCCTCGTGTTCTACTGGCCCGCCGCCGGGAAGGTCATCCGCATCAGGTCCGTGAACCACCCGGGCACCCAACCCAACCGCTACCTGGCCGACAGCCTCCCCGACTTGCGGGCCCGCTTCTGATCTAGGCTCCGGCGCCGTGACCCGTCATCGTGACTTCGCCGTCATCTCCGCTGAGCCCGAGCCTCTGTCTTTCACCGTGTCCGGTATCCGGGTTAGCACCGGGGAGCCCTGGTCCGAGACGTTCAAGTGCTGGCCTCGCATCGCACCCCAGGCGATGGCCGACCTTGCCCTGGCGATGCGGGTGACGCCGGAGGGCGAGCGCATCTGGAACGCCGGGGCTGTGATTGGGTTCGTGCGCCGGGCGCTGATGGACGTGGAGCCGGTCGCCGTCAACGGGGAGACGCCCCCGTTCGACCCGACCCAGATGGCCAAGTCTCAGCGTGGCCGCTGGCAGGCGCTCGTGAACGACTCCGACCGGGCCCTCAACATGCAGGACGACCTCGGGCCGATCCTCCTGTGGCTGGCGGAGGAGTACACGGGCCGCCCTACCGAACCGCCCTCCACCTGACGGCTTGGGCGGTCACGAACAGCAGCTACTGCAACGCCAAGCTGACCACCCTCGGGGTGGACCGAGAAGCGCTGACCCTCGACTCGCTGTGCGACCTGATCCACATGCTGATGGTCGAGACGGCCCACCTTCCTCACAACCGGGTGGCAGAGCTCGTGGACCAGCCGTTCTGGATCGAGCGGGACACGTGGGGGCAGGGTCCGGTGTCCGAGGCCGCCCACCGTGCAATGATGGCGCTGACCGGGGGCCCAGCCCCCCTGCGTGACCCGTCAGCCCAGCGCCCCCGGCCCGTCGGGACGGTGGTGCCCGAGACGCCCCAGGAGAGCCCGGCATGACCGTGGTTGGCGAGGCCTTCGTCGTCATCCGCCCCGACGACGACAAGTTCGTCCAGGAGCTCTCCCAGATCAACCTCAGCAAGGCCGGGCAGAAGATGTCCCAGCAGCTGAGCAACGCCCTGGAGACGGTCGGCGCCGACCTCCGCCGGGAGATCGAGCAGGAGCTCGGGGCTGTCCCCGACACACTCGACGTGGACGTCCGGGTGGACGCCAACACCGCCCAGGCGAGCTCCGCCATCCGCAGCCTGGAGGCCCAGGGCGAGGGCCTGGACATCAACGTGCCGATTGACGCCGACGCCGACCCGCTCCTGGCGGACATCAAGCGCATCCAGCGTGAGGCGGAGATCGCCGAGGACCGCCTGGTCCGCATCGGCCGGGCCGGGGACACCTTCGTGTCCGCCGGGCAGAAACTGAGCGTCGGGCTGACCCTCCCGCTGATCCTCCTCGGCAAGCAGGCCATCGGCATCGCCACAGACGTGGAGACGACCCTCGCCCAGACCATCGGCCTCGCCGGGGGCACCGCCGAGCAGGTCGAGCAGGCCAACGTCGTCATCCGGAGCCTGGCCGGGGAGACGGGCAAGAGCCTGACCGACCTGTCCGAGGCGCTGCTGGCCATCTTCTCCGCCGGGTTCACCGGCCAGCAAGCCTTCGACGTCCTCGACGCCTCAGCCCGGGCCGCCGCCGCCGGGCTGGGCGACACCAGGGACGTAGCGAACGCCATCACCGGAGCTGTCGCCGCCTACGGGCCCGAGGTGCTGAACGCCGCCCAGGCGACGGACATCCTCGTCAACACCGTGAAGGAAGGCAAGGCCGAGGCGTCCCAGCTGGCCCCCCAGTTCGGCCGTCTCCTCCCTCTCGCCGCCGAGCTCGGAGTGGGGTTCGATGACGTGGGCGCCGCCCTGGCGTTCCTGACCCGTGAGTCGGGGGACGCCTCCCAGTCGGCCACCGCCGTTGCGGGCATCCTCCAGAAGCTCGTCAAGCCGACCCAGCAGGGAGCCGAGGCCCTGTTGGCCGCCGGGTTCTCGAGCGAGAGCCTCCGGGAGAGCCTGGCCGACCAGGGGCTGCTCGGCACCCTCCGGGACGTCCGCAAGGGCCTGGAGGAGACGGGCGGCTCGCTGGGCGAAGTGTTCGAGGACGCCGAGGGGTTCGTCGGGGTGCTGTCCCTCACCCGGGAGGAGGGCGCCGCCGTCGATGCCGTGTTCAACAACCTGAGCAACAGCGCCGGCACCCTGGACTCCGCCTTCGGGGCGTTCGATGCGACCAAGGCCGCCGAGCTCGCCAAGGCCTCCGCCACCGCCCAGACGGCCCTCGCTGACATCGGCAACGTCGCCTTGCCCGTGCTCGCCGAGGTGCTGAGCCTGTTCGCCAAGGGCGCCGCCCTGTTCTCCGCCCTGCCAGCGCCGCTGCAGACGGCCGCCGTGGGAGCTCTGGCGCTGGCCGCCGCCCTGGGGCCGGTCATGATCATCGGCGGGAAGATCCTCCAGAACTTCGGCACGATCCAGACGGCCGCCGGGAAGCTCGGCAACAAGCTCGATGATGTCTTCGGGGCCGGGTCGGGCGCCAAGTTCGCTCGGGCCGCCGGGGGCCTCGCCGCCATCGCTGTCGGCGTGGAGGTCATCCAGAACCGCATCCAGTCGGACCAGGGCGACACCGAGGACTTCCTGGGGGGCATCGTTGACGACGTGAATGCCGCCATCTCCAGTGGGAACTTCGACACGCTGGCCGCCAAGTTCACTGCGGTGGCCGACGCCCGGAACGAGCTCGCCGAGGACGCCAACCGGGCCATCGACCCGTTCAAGCGGAAGCAGCTGACCGAGGCCGTCACTGGGCTCGACTCGATCCTGGCGGCCATGAACGAGACGTCCATCGGCGCCGACGACCTCGCCGTGCAGCTCGGCATCACCAAGGACGAGGCGCTGGCGCTCGGCTTCCAGGGGGCCGACGCCATCGCCGCCTTCAAGGCCCAACAGACGGACCTCGGCATCCAGGTC